TTTTTTATATCAAAGGATATTATAAGATCAAACTTTTTACCTTTTCTACTTTTATATTCTACATCAATCCAATAACCTTTAAAAGTTCCTGTTTCTGACCATTGTTTAGTTATAACAATACGATCAGGATCTTGAGTTTTTCCTTCTTTTAGATTATTACCAATTACTTTATAAACGTATTTTGTACATTCTGGTATTGTAAGTTTCATAAGATTTTCTATAACTCCTGTAATGGATTTGAACCATTGATGATAGTTTTGCAGACTATAGACTTAGGCCACTTGTCTAACAGGAGATGTTAAATATTTAGTAAAACGTAGCTTACTCAAGGCTACTGGCTTAACTTATATTTATATATCTATAAATATCATGTATGCTTATGTACATCATATAGAGTATTTTACTAAATATTATATTCTGAGATTGCTGGAATTTTGGTATTTTTCATAAATGACATAGTAACTCCATTTGATACTGGTCTTGTAGATTGAACTTTTGCTTCAATAAATGTACATACTTTTACTGGACTTGAAAGTTGAAACATTTCAGCACTTTTTGCTATTACACTATCAAATGAAGAACAAATAGATCTTGGAAGATATTCTTTAATTTCAAATGGTTTGAAATATTTAATATCAATTGTATTAAGAGCATCTGTTTTACGTTTAGATGAGTCTCTACCAGTTTTACGACAGAAGTTATCATTTAAATGTGTAATTGAAAATCCTACCAGAAGTCTGTCATCTGGAGTTTTTTTGATACAATAACTATGAGCCAATGTATCTTTATTATCTTCTCTTACATGAAAATACAGTTCATCTTTCATTTTGTCTCCTTTTGAGTATTAGTTAATATGTTTAAATCTTGTGTACTTGCTGTTATAATACTAGAATTTATTAACTGCTTTAATCTAGCATGATTATATGTTCTATCTATTGCTTGTTTACTATCTTCTTTTTTAATTATATTATTATCAATAATAACATAGTTATATTTAATTATGTATATATTTCTAATTGTATCATTTATTTTAAATCCTAATGGAAGAATACAAGCTATAGCTATAAATAAACTTGCTACTCCAGATACTAACCATTTTGTAAGTTTATAATAATATAATTCTTCACCTTCAAGTTGTTTAGCTACTTTAAGTTTTTCAAGTTCAAGTATTTTATCTTCTGAAAGGTATTTATATGCATTTTTATCTTCTTTATTATGTCTAAGATTTAAGTTCATAAAAGCTCAATTGGTTTAAAGATTGTATTAGTTTTAAAAGTTTTTATAAACTCAGTTTTTATTGTAAAAGTATAACCTTTTCCAATGCAACCAAAAAGACCATAACTTTTCCAATCACAAATTCCAGAATTAGTTTTAGCTTTAAGTTTTGTATTACATTCATATGGATTTGTACTATGTCCTCCACAAAGTGGACATACAAACTTACCACTTGGAAATTTAAGTTTAAAATCTTCAAGAGTTTCAAATATTGCTATATTATCTATTCTTGGAAAGTTAGCTCTTTGATAATAATTTAAAGACCAATATGTTCGGTTACTTTCAAGTGCATCTAGAATAATATTTTTATCTATTCCTGTATGATGACTATAATGAGATATTAAACCATTAACGAATTTTATTAATTTTAAAGATTCTTTTTGTTCGTAAAATTGTACTTTATGATATTTTAAATTTGAACGAAAAGCATCTTTTCTTATTTGACTTAAAAGTTCTTTTGTTGTTTTCATAATGTTATAAATTTTGGTATAAAACCACCTTGAGTACAACCAGGAACTGGAATAAGATTATCACCTTTAACGTCTACGTTGTTTAACTTAGACATATTTTGATACCAAGTTTTTTTATATTCTTCTGATATTTTACCAAGTTCAACTAGAATATGATACCCACCACGAGTTTGAAGAACATTAAGACAATCTTTATTAATACAATCAAGTTTTATATCTTCAAGTTTAATGTTATCAAAATCGAAATCTATAAAGATTTTACGACTACAAGCTTTATGTATTTCACTTAAAACTTCTTGTTGTGGATTATATCCACCATAAGGTTTAGAAATAAGCTCTGCAAGCTTTACTAGGCTTTTCTGAGCAGCCTTCTCTAGACTACGAGGGTTTGGATTGATATACAATACAAGAGCTTCTTGAGGTATTATGTTATGTTTCTGAAAGTATCGTCCTTTAGGTATCTCAAGCTGAGATATCTTTTCATATAAAAATTCTTTTGTAGAAGTGAATCTTTTAAGTTGAGATTTATCACTTTTTACATAAGAAACTGTTTGACAATACTTTTTACGTGCAAAGAGACAACAATAAAAGACTTCTCCATGCTGTAACTCTGGAAGCCAGTCTATGAAATCTTTAAAAAGTGGTTCATCTAGAATAATTTTGTAATTCATAATATCCTCAAAAAAATTAAAAATAAAAATGGGTAAGACCATTGCTGATCTTACCCACACCGCGACAGAACACATTCTATGGATCAATCACTGTACTGGATTTCTACAGTTTATTATAGGATTAGGCCCTTACCTGGAATCATCGTATTTTGACCAGTTATCTTCCTAACTTTAGTTTATACCTTTATAGCAACCATTACAACTACATACGATCTATTGTATTATCCACTATAAAAACATAAACAACCTATTGTCCTGTGAAAGGTCATTCTCTATAAATTTTACCATTTTTATCATACCAAGTATATAAAGTACTTGATCTAAATAAATGAGTTAAGAAATCATTATCATCTACTAAACCAAGTATAAATTTAGTAGTTATGTATTTTCCAGTATATGGATCATGTATTTTGTTTACCATAAACGCATTATACTTTAATTTTTTACCAATGTATATTGGTATTTTACTTCTAGAGATAAACTTCTTTTTAAGTCGGTTCATTCTTATAGGAAACATTAACCATTTGATAAATTTATTCATTATTTTTACCTTTATTAGTTTAAATAATAGGAGATAAAGGAATCGAACCTTTTTCGCATTTTCACGCCTTATAAGAGCGTCGGAGATTACCAACCTCCACATCTCCTTTAAAATCAATTAGTTATATTAATTTACAGAAGGTATAGGATTTGAACCTATGGAAGATTACTCTCCGCTACGTTAGCAGTGTAGTGCCTTAAACCTCTCGGCCAACCTTCTATTTAAATATCTTTTTAATTACTTCTTTATTTTTAAATGACTTACATTTATAACAACTTTCTTTTGTATCTAATAATGGAGAAGCTTCTTTAATCACAAGAGATAAAAGAATATTAAGGCAATCATCACTTAAGTTTTTATATACTGAACGTTTCCATCTAGAAAGTATGTTTTGTTCTAACGTTTTTACGTTCATTATTTAACTTTCTGAAGAATATCATCAACAGATTTTCTAAGCAGATATTTGAAATCATCTCTGATAGTAGCATTAGACATTAAATTTTTAATATCAGTTCCCATTTCAGTAAGTAATTTATTTACAAGTTTTTGAGCAAGTTCTTCTTCGATAAGTTCTTTGATACGAGCAAATACTTTAGCTCTATCAATAGTCGCATATACATGTTTTAGTTCTTGAGAAATGTCTATACGATTATTATAATCTATTTTAAAAGTTTCACCACTTTGAATAAGTTTAATTATAGCATTTTCAATGCTTTGTTCTATTCTAGATGTATCTATCATAAAATCCCTTATCTAATTGTACTTAAAGTCATATATTCTGGAAAATTTCTTGATATAAATTTAATACTATTAAAGTAATCTAAATTTTTAGATAATATTAAACATCCATGTCCAATTAAATTAACTGAAAAATTAGACGCGTTGTTATCTGGAATTATGTTTATTATTTCATTAAATTCTTCAACATATCCACATGGAATATATTTATCTGTTATATATCCAGAATCAGTATAAATATGTCCATGTATTATATAATTAACGTTTTTATAATAATTATATAATCTAATTTGAACTGCTGTATCTACACTTGGTTTATTAAATCCACTAAAAAATACTTTATCTTCAAGTAATTGTACTGGTACAAAACCTGTAGAATCTAAAGTTTCTTTATTAATATTTCTTTGTGATACAAATATCATATCATTTAGTTTATAACTTGGAAATCCAAACATACATCGAGTAGATATATTACCTAAAAATCGTTCTTTATTTATAACTCCATTAATTTTAGTTTTAAATATATCTCCATAACTATGTATTATATCTAAAAATTTAGGTTCTATATTAATATTGCTATTAAAATTAACGTTAACGGATTCTACTCTAGAGAGATTAGAAATATAATTAATTAATTTTATTAACATAAGACTCATGCCTGAAATAGTATCAGTATTAATCCATATATTTCCTAAAGTATCAAGTATTTTAAAATTGTATTCTTTTTGTTTATTTATAACAATACATAAATTTGAATGATTTTTAAACATTCGTTCAATTATTTCAAATGTTGAATATTTATCATTATCATTTCTTTTTGAAGTTACAAGCAAGCATTTTTTATTTAAAACTTTAATTTTTGGTAGATACTTATCTATCGAGTTATCTATATTTGGCATCCAAATTATAGTTTTATATTTAGAAATATTATTAATAATTTGATCTAGTATATATAATTGTCCACCATTATAAAAATCTATATCTCTATATTGATTTTTTAATTCATTATATATACATTCACCAAAATATGAAGATTTTCCTATATTATTAAAATCTCCAGTTACTAATAATATCATAAAGTTCCTTTTATAGATGGTAATATTGTATTTTCGTATTCTTCTGGAGATATAATATATTCGTTTTTATTATTCATTATTATTTTATAATAATAAAACATATTATAACATGTGTGATATTTATTATAACTTATTTCTGAAATTAAATTTGTGTTAATATCAATTGTTATATCTATAACATCTTGGTTGTTATTAATAATAGTAGTACAATTTATTAATTTATTATTAAATATTATAGAAGTTTTAATATTAATTATAAACATTATCCAATACTCCAATTTATAGTATTTTTAGCCCATGAAGGTTGTCTACATTTTATATATTTATTAGTCCATTTATACCAACAAACAATTCTAGATAATGGAACTATTCCTTTAGGAACTTGTTCAACAACTATATATTTATAATATCCTTCTTCACTTATGTCCATACAATTAGATGTTATATGTTCTTGAGCTTCTTTTAATGTATTATACCATCCTAATAATCGTATATTTGAATTTATAAAATCTAAATGAATTTTGTTTTCTTTTTTAAATAATATTGGTCTTATTGCAGTAATGAAATATTTACTTATTTGGTAATATTCTTTTATTTCTTTTTCTGTCATATTTAGTTTTATCTTTGAAAGTTTTCTCAGTTTGTTTAGGTAATGGTATTCTAAATTTTTTAATCTTATTTTTCATAATTGATTAGTAAAATCAGGTATATTTTTCCAACACCAAATAAAAAGACATTCATTAGGATATATTTGCATTAATTTATCCCAATTATATCCATGAGCTTTATGTAAAAGTCTTATTAACATTGTTGTATAATTATCTCTATTTCCTGAAGATAATTCTATTTTATAATCTCTTATAAAATCATCTGAAACTTCAAAGTTATATGTATGATTATCATAAATAATTGGTCCATCATAATTAAATAATTTATTGAAATATTTAAATGTTTGTTCTGTTATGGAAAATTTCATATATTAACTTTTCTTGGTGGAGAATCTTTATGTATTTCTTGTAAGTTGAATATACATTTATCTAATTTAATAGATTGTTGTAATTGTACAAGCTGTCTAAAATATTGATCTCTTGCATCTAGATCATCTAGACACTCTAATGGAATTTTAACTGTAAGTAGATAGTTCTTTTTAAGCATATTTAATCCTTGAATAGATCTTCTCTTGAGATATTATATGGATTGTTACGTTTATACTGTGAATTTAGATGTCTATCAATAACTTTTTGTTCCATTTCATTATTTTTTTGTATATCACCTCTTAGATAACTTTTTAAAATATTATCAACTTGTTCCCAGCTATCTGCTCCAATTTGTTCTAGACTTGTATTTGATACTCCAAGTCCATCTGTTGCATCTGCATTAACACAAGCCATAAGAGCATTAGCTTGTTTTAGATGTCCACTGTTTGTAAGATCTTCTACGAGATATTTAGCAAGTTCATAAACTTCTGTTTTCCATAGACTTTGTATTGGTCCATAATCACCAACATCACCATGTAGGGTCCAGAAACCGAGCATCAGTTCAGAATAGTTATCAGTAGAAATAACCATTCCATTATTTAATCCTGCTATTGCATATAAATTTATCATTCTTATTCTAGCTTTTACATTACCTTTGTAAATTGTATTTCTATTATCAACATTATTTCCAAATTCTGAACGTATATCATCGTATACACCATCACAAGTTTGATCAATATCATAGCAATGAAAATTTTTACAAAAATATAATCCGATATCATTTGCTCTATGATTTTCATTAGATTTATTACTTTTAGTTGGAAGCGAAAGTCCAATCAATGGTAAATTAAGTTCATCCATTACTGGTTTAAGTAATGCTGCACATAGTGCACTATCAATTCCTCCAGATATTCCAAGTACAACACTTTTAAGATTATTAGAAATCATATAATTCTTAAAATTAGATCTAATATTAGATATTACTTTAGAACAATTCATGATTAATCCTTATAGTTAAAAGCACGTTTATATGTGGTTATATCTTCTTTAGAACCTAGAAATTTACCAGGATCATCACTAAGTTTAACTGTATTATACTTATAATCATCAATATAAAGTGATTGTAATTTAATTACAATATTAAGTGGACTTATCAAACCGTCATTGGATGTATCTGTCCCCCATCCAAATGAACAATCAAGATTAGGATATTGATATCTAATATCTATAATTTTATGTGTGTTTAAATTATCAGAAAACATTATTTTACTTGAAGTTTTATTATATTTTCCTAATAATTTTACAAAATGAGCTATGCTTCCACTATCTTGTCTTAAATTTATACTTTCTTTTATATTTTTAAGAAACCATTCACTTCCATATGTATCTGTAAGAAAGTAGGTATCTGGAAAGATTTTAATGTAATCGCTAACTAATTGTTTTTGTGATTCTTCTAGATAATCCGCTTGTATAATATCAATTTCATACGATTCAATATTTCTATATTGATAATCTTTATTAAATTGATATTGAGCTAAAGCAGCATATAACATATTCATTTCATGAGCAATTGTACCAATGGCTGGTATATTATATTTATTAGCTAGAGATATATTAGATGTTCCAATAAGCTTATCTGGAATTTCTTTGAGACATTTCTCGATGAATATTTCTTGAAATTTAATATTAGAACGTCTACGAGTGCCAAATTCTACAAAATTAATATTTCTACAACTTTTAATTAGTTTAATTTTTTCATCAGTTTTTCTTATAAAAGCTTGTTCATGTTCATTACTAAATTTTCCCATAGTTTCTAAAGTATGATTTGAGAAAACTTCATTAACGGTTGACATTATAAGTGTCTCAAAAGGTATAAGATCTGATATTTTTCCTGTATAATATAAATTATTTATATCTTGATTCATACTTGCAGCATTACCAATATCAAGTTTTGATAGATAATCTATAAAATCTAGATCATTAAAATGTTTATATAATAGCTGAAGTTCTGAATATTTAAATTTTAAGTTAAATAATTTATTAACTTCTTCTCTTATTTTAACATCTAGAAATTTTAAATTAATATTACCACGATTGTATAATCTATAAGTAACAATATGATTATCTAATTTCATTTTGTATAAAAAGTATAACATTTTATACTTATACATATCACAATCAAGTAGTGAAGTTATCATATTACTTACTTTCTGATAAAGTTTTAGCTACAGATAAAATCTCATCTAGATAATTATGTCTATTACAACCTTTAAGTAATAAATCCATACATTCTTTTATAAGATGATGATATTTTGGTTTTATACATTTGTATAAAAAACTATTAGCTTCTGCTTCATATAGTATTTCTTGAGATAAAGTTATATCATCTTTAATATCAGTATGTTTTGCGTTAATATGTCCTTGTTCATGAAGTCCAACTATTATATAACATAAATCCATTTTAGAATTTGTTATTTTTGTTTGATTATTATGTTCTAAATATCTTTTATATATTCTTTTAGTTCCAATAATTATTCTATATGTTTCATTATCATATGATCCGTAGTTAAATTTATCTTCAAAATCAAAATTGGTAATTTCAATTTTTATTGGTTCTTTAATACTTTTAGTTTGTACTAAAGCAGACATATTACCTCATAGATATATGTAAAATTTTATTTGCATTTATCATAAGAACTCTAACTCCATCAGTAAATAACTTTTTAGTATTATCAAATGGAGGATCTTTTACTGATTTAATTCCAGAATCTAATATTAAATCTAAACGTTCATCTTCAATTATAGCTGCTGCTACAGATTTATTAAGAACACAAAAATTAGAAGAATCATTAGGTGAAGATTGTTCTTGAGTTAGTTTATAACCATCTTTAAAAATAATCGTATTTCTATAATATTTTGATTTATATTCAGATATTATAATAGCTATTTTAAGTGATCCACCAATGTTATAATTTGCATCAATAATACGATGATTAGTAAGTTCTTTTATAGCGATTTGTTGTATTGAATCTTTGTTTGGAATAATTAACCAAGGTACTCCAAGAACGTTTTGAACAATCATATTAGTAAAAACTTGATAGTTAGAAAATACATTTCCTATAAGTTTTTTAGACCAAAGAATTCCAGGAATATGAACTATTATTTTATCATCTAGAACAGTATAAATCATATTATCAAATATAAAATAATCAGTATATTCAATTTTTGTACTATATTCTTGAACAGATGAATATAATTCTCTTATTCCTAAAATATGAGGGGTTATTTCAATTATAACTGGTAAATATTCAAATTTAATAATATCATATTTATGATTTATATAAGTATGAAATAATTTATCTTTATGTTCATATATAACTGTTTTAGTAAAACAATATATTTTACCATTAATTACTTTTGCGTCTATGATATTTTCAGATAGTGATATAACTTCAGAAATGTTAAAACTGTTATTATTTTGAATAACATATGATGATTGAGCTGTTACTTGAATGTTATCATTTACTTCTGGAGGAATTGATCTGTCTTTCTGTTCTAAGACTGCTTCGTACCAAGATCGTATACTAGAAGGTATATTTGATAAATTTTTAGCGTGTTTAGGTAATGTTACTTTTTTATTAAAAATTGAATAGTTTAAATCCATTAGTTTAAGTTCTTTTACTTCTCGTCTAGAAAAATCAGGATGATTACCCTGATATGGATGAATTCCAAGAAATAATTGTATAGTTACAATTGCAAATCCAAACCAATCAGTTTTATCACTAAATTGACCAAATTTTACAGTACGATCTCTTACAGTATCCATTATGGCAGTACAAGGATATCCAGAGATTTGATAACTATCGGTGTCACAGAAGTATACATTATCAAAATTTTTATTTACTAAAAACTGTAGTTCGTTATAATCACCTACAACACAAGAATGCTTATGTAATGCAATTGTTGTATCTCTCATTATATTTATAAGTTTAATAAGAGTTTTTATATCTATATTATTTTTTTGTTTCCATCCTTCGTTGTACATCCAGCATAGATAAATTCTATCTGAGATATAGTCCATTGAAAAACCAATATCATGATAATTTTCAACACATATATCTCTAGGACATAATACGTTTTTATAAGGTATATTTGTTAAAGCATCTATCTTACCGATAGGAATCATTTTACTTACGTCATGATATATTTTAAAAGCAGTACTACCAGATCTATATACTTTTCCTTCACCACCTGCTGCTACAAACTCATTCTGTCCAAGATTAAATTTTTGTCTTGACTTTTTAAGAGTTATTTGCATTAATTAATCCTATGAAGTGTTTTTCTTGTAATATCACTAGTCATTTCATCAACGTAAATTATTATATTTGAATCGATTATAAATGTATAACCATCATCACTTTGATATATTGGTCTTGGATCATATAATGTTTTTACTTTTTTAACTGCATCTTCTTGTGTATACATTATACATGAAGTTAAAAATAAATAAATAAATATAAGTAGATATTTCATATTATACCTCAATAATTTCTGTACAATTTTTATGTTTTTTAAATATTTCTATTAAATTTAAATATTTTTTATAATTTTCATTTGGATATTGTTTATAACGTTCTATAAATTCTTTATCATAATTTTTATTATTACCTTTAAAATAATGTATATCTTGTTCTAAATATATTACTATTTTTGGAGAGGTATTACTAAAGGATACATTATATTGTTGTTCTCGTAATATTATATAAAATATAATATTTGTATAAAATGTTACACTTTTATTAGGATCATATAATTCTTTCATTGTATTTATATCTGAAATTCCTATAACGTAATCTAGATCAATAATAGTTCCATCCATAAGTTTAACTAGATATGACATAAGTATTCCTCTATTATCATTGTAGCCATTGAGAGATCATCATTAGGATAAATATCTCTAGAGTTCCATTCTCTAAGTTGAGCCTTCATTCTAGCCATAACAAATTGATTATTTGTGCGTTTAAATGAAACTAAAGCAATTACTGCTTCTTTAACATCAATACCGTATATATCAGTTACTCCATCAGAAAATAAACTTATAGTTTTAATATTTTCTAGTATTTGAACGTTTTTACCATAATATGGAGAATTTTCTATTTGATTAGAAGTATCTTCTCCAGTTGTTAAATTAATAACTCGTTCTGTAAGTATTGGTTTAAATTTTTCATACATATCTCTGCCATTTTCATCATAAACATAAGACATATATAATGGTGTATTTGGATTATAACTTCGAATAATAATTTTTTCTTCAACATCTGTTTTTATATAAATTACACCATCACCAATTATTGTAAGTTTAACTGTGTTATCTTTTTCATGTGAACATTCTAGATATGTAGCATCAAGTGATATGTCTGATAAGTGTAATATACTTGGATGTAATAAATTAATATCCATTCTACATAATAATCTTGCTGCTATATCACTTGTTTTATGAGGAGTACAAATTCCATCTTTAGATGTAAGTGAACATCCATCAGAGAGACATATCTTATTTGAATAAGCATATGCATAATCTTGACAATAATTATGTGATCGTCCGATTACGTAATATGAATCTGTTTTTATATTCATAATTTTTCTAACATTTTAATGTTAATTAGTCCAAGAAAAGCACCAACCACAGCATAAATTTGATGATGATTTATTTTAAGTATGTCTTCAATAATTATAAATATTAAAACCCAAGCACAAATAAAAAGAATTGAATATAAAAATTTATTCATAATTATCTTCTATTATTTGAGTAAACTACGCTTTGGCATCATCTATTATATCTAGAATATCAACAAATGGCTTTTACAGCCTACAAGCGTAATTTACTAAAATATATGTACTATAGGTAGGAAAACACCTTGCTTATAATATAGATTAAATTTAAGGCATCTAGTGATTTATTATAATTGGGGTGTCATCCAATCACAGGAACTCCTACACTATAGTATTAAATAGTTACTTGTGAAAGTACTTGTTGTGTATTTTGAGATGTAACGGTTTGAGATTTAGATGAAAAGCTTTGAGAAATAAGTCCAGCTATTTTACCAAGACTACTTGGACTTGCATCTTCAACAGAAATAAACTTGTCAATTCCACATTCTTTTGCAAATATTTCAAGATTTGTCTTAGTATTAATATCTTGCATATTTACTCCAATCATAACTATAATTGGAGCTGAAGTGTAAGCTTTTTCATCTTTTTTAAGAGCATCGATCTTAGCTTTTAAGATACTGTTCTTTTTACATTTAACTGAATTATTTTCTTCACCATCAGTGACTATAAAGATACAAGCTGTTGCATCGTAGTCTTGATCAATAAGTTGTCTACAGAATGTTTCTGATGCTTCGAGAGTATCTAGAATAGCATCTCTAAGAGCAGTCATACCACGACATTTAATGGTTCCAACATAATTATTTTCATCAATCTGATCTACTGGTTGTAGACCATGAACTTCAGTAACGTAATCAGAGAATCGTGTTACTCTCTGCATGATTTTATTTTTGGTTGGAAGCTTTTTATTCATCTTTGTTATGTCAATAAGCATACGTTCGATATCTGATGCAAAACTTCCTACACTTCCAGATGTGTCTAGAGCAATCATTCCAATCATCTGTTCATTATCAAAAGCATCAGTAATTGGAACATGACCAAATTGAAATCCACTCATTGTTGTTGTACTTACTAAATTTTTTTCATCCATAAATTATCTCCTTATTTAGATTTTCGTTGATGTTTATATTTTCTAAAACTATATTTATCAAATCCTTTAGATTGAGCTTTAAGTGTGTCACTTATAGGCCAAGGTTCCTTCTCTGGAGTTGATAAAACTCCAGAAATAAATTGTTGTATCTTTTGAAATATTGTATAATTATCCATTACTTTTTGAAATTCAAATGGTTTTAGAAATGGATCTTTAAATAAAGTTAAATTTTTATATCTATCCTGAAAATTAAAAGAACTATTAAGTAATATTGGAGTTTTATATTTAATATGTAACTCAAATAGTTCTTGTGAAAAACCAGTTTGAAAGCTTGTTTTATGTATTTTATCTATAGATTTTTCATATTTTGTATTTGTAAGTATTTTAATAAGTGCATCTCTAGAATATACAATCAAGCTTTTCGATAGATAATATCCTGAAACTAAAACTCCATTATAATAATTACCACATATAGAAATTAAAAAAGATTCATATTGTGGTTCATAATTATTATAATAACTATTATTAAACATTGTATATAATTCTTTAGATTTAAAATTATCTAGAACTACTTCAGATTTTCTAAAGTATTTAATACTTTTATCTATTCCAAGATTCATTATGTTGTCATAAAAGTCATGAAATGAACTATAAATTACCATACTATGCTACTTGTTTATGTTTGATTGAACTATAAAGTGAAGCTCCAATGAATCCTACACCAATAAGTCCAGTAATTACTTCTGGAACTTTAATAAAAGTGTCCATAAACATTATAATAGCAAGAGCACCAATTGCCCAATGCGCTCCATGTTCTAGATATATAAACTCTTTGAGAGTCTTTTTATCTACAAGATATATTGTAAGACTTCTTACAAACATGGCACCGATACCAAGACCAATAGCTATAAGAACTATATCTTTACTAAGAGCAAATGCTCCAATAACACCATCAAATGAGAAACTTGCATCAATGAGTTCTAGATATAAAAATAGAACAACACCAGCATGTTTAATAAGCTTTTCTTCACCTTTAAGTATAAATTCGCTAAGTTTATCTATAACTATAAATAAAGCTACTCCACTAATTGATGAAAAAGCTAGAATACTTTGTACATTTTTTGGAGATATATTTAATATTGTTACTAATATTGTCATATATATTAATAAAGGCCAAGTTAAATTCCATCCATTTATTAATTTAATATAATGTTTTTCTCCAGGTAACCAGTGTGTTTCTTTTTCTTTATCAAATATAAAAGTAAGAAAAATCATAAGTAAGAAACTACCACCAAACATAGATATGAGATTATTACATGATTCTAGATGATGACTATAAGCCAACCCATCAAATAAAGCTAACTTAACTGTTTCTAGTAAATTAATACCAGCAAATATACTTACAAGTACAATTGGAAATATAAGTCTCATTCCAAATACTGCTACAAGTATTCCCCACGTAAGAAATCTACGTTGCCATATTTTAGGCATAAGTTCAAGTTTTGTTGCATTTATAACGGCGTTATCAAAACTAAGACTTACCTCAAGTACTCCAAGAAACAAAGCAAGTAAGCTATAAGATAATCCAGTCTGGAGATCTATACGAAGTCCCCATAAAAATGCTAAAATTACTCCAATTACTGTAATAATAAATGACATTTTAAAGTACTTCACAAAGATCTCCTTATTTAAGTTTCAAAGTGTTCGTGTATTTTTAGTATTAAACCTATGCCAAAAATTATTAAACAAATACTATTTATGATTAATGGATATATTAAATCTGGTATTTTATCTATCATACTAAGCTGAAAAATAACAGTTACTAAATTTAATATAAAAAATGTTAAATTATATAACATATATTACCTACTTAAATATTTTAAAAAATAATGCTTGTTCTTCAATTGAATTTGGTGTAAATAAACAGATTATTAATGAAATTATAAATACTATCAATGATTCTTTCCAAAATGATTTATCATTTAAAATAAATAAAACAAATGAAATAAATGATAAATAAAATACTATTGTTGCAGTGTTATTTAAAGATAATATTAAAAATTTCATAATAATCTCCTTAATTACTTCTTTTTACGTTCAAGTTCAATCTTAAGTTTTTCTCCAGCAATACTTTCGACTGTTGCTGTTCCAATAAATGGAATATTGAACTTTTTAGATACAATGTGTCCTCCAGATTGACCAGCCATTTTAAATAGTTTCTTCTGGAGACCAGTAAGCGAAAGAATGATAGCAATAACAATAACCCAACCAAGTAGGGCAATTGACCAACCAATTAATGTAAACATAATTTCTCCTTAAATGAAATAAAAAAGGGAACCGACCGTTAAGTCAGTTCCCTAATGTTATAATAGTATGTATTAATTAGATACCAAGTGACTTGAGAGCAGCATCAAAAGCAGGATCAATTGAAATTGCTTTTGCACGTACTGCAACAAGTACTGCACGTTCAGTAGCATCAACACCACCATCCTTCATAAGAAGGTCTGTAAGCCACTGTGCTTCAGTAGCATCGATAACTCCAGGCGAACCTGCATCGTTAAGCGTAGCGTCACATACTGCGTCTGACATGAGTGTTACGAATGAAGGATCAACGTTACCTGAACACGCATCGTTGATCTGAAACAATGCTTCAACTTCTTCTTTTGAAACTACGCTATCTGCATAGATTTCTGTACGAAGCTGTGTGACTTCATCTGCATCAACTTTACCATCTGCAATTACTGCCGCTACGAGATCTTTAAGAGACATGAAATACTCCTTAAGAGACATGAAATACTCCTTAAATTGAAGTTAAAGGTAATTGATAAATAATACTAATTCAAAAAAATATAAAATACTATATTTATGGTTGTTTTACATCCAAATTAGTAGCTATGCTTCTAATCTATAGTATTTTATTAGTTACCAGCAATATTAAATTTACTTTGTGAGAGCGTTAGCGCCAGGAATAGTTGTAACCAGTGTATCTAGAGACATGATTTTACCAACATTGATAAACTCTGCTCCAATTGCGCCATTCTTAATTGTACAAAGATGTGCTGCTACACCAGTTTCTGTACTATTAAGCTGACCCTGTACAAGACAACTTCCATCTTCTTTTACCATATTGATGCTTGCGTCGTAATTTGAAAAGCTTACGCTATTACCTTCACTTGCATCTGTGTAGTTAAGACAAACTATGTATAGTTCATCTACTGAAGCATCGATTTTATTAATGGTGATAAATTCTTCTTTATCACCATCTTTTAAATCAACACCAGCATCATCTTCCATATTAATAAATGGAAAAGAATTTAGATCTCCTTGGCTTCCTCCAAGTCTTTTTGTAAAAATACTGAAATTACTTCCATCCTTGTTTTTTCCAAAAAGCATTAAGTCTAGGTCTACTTTAGCTTTCCACTGAAGTACAATTCGCATCTGCTTAATTGTACCAACTGATGCACTTGCGTTCTTATCTTTAAGAACGATTTTTGGTTTAAGTTCCACAACTTACTCCTTGTTAAAGTTAAATGTATCAGAAAAATTAAAAATAAAATTAAAGTATTCCAACTTGTTTAGCAGCATTCTGCCAGATATCGTATTCTTCAAGAAGAGCTTTATACAGATCTTCATCTGAAGTTTTATTGATATCTTTGATTCTCTGAAAATTAGCATTATCTATTTTACGACCTGACATTGTATCAAGCTGTTCTAGATAGCTCATTCCAGCCGTTCCAATACCAATAAATTTGAAGAAAATATTATATTTTGATATTTCCTTCATATATTTAGTTGTATCACTTCGATCACTGTTATCACCATCTGTTACAAAAATAACAAATGTTGGTATTTTTGATAGATTTTGTTCGACGTAATAGTCAAAAATCTTTGCTATAACAGGACAATATTCTGTACCATTCCATTCTGCTTTTGGAACAATATTTTTATTTACGAAATCGACGATATTACCAAGACCGACATTTGAGCATGATTCACATCGTCCTGAAAATCTGAATGTTTCCATTTCACCATTATCATCGAATTTAAGTGCAAGTGGCATCATTCGTTCAACTGTTTTCTGAACAGTTCCATTTGAAAATTCATCTTGCATACTTCCAGAAACGTCAATCACAAATGCAACTCTTGCTTGAGTTACTGCAAGTGATTTTGTTTTAAGAACAGCTTCAAATGTCTTTTCCCGAAGTTTGATCCCATCAGTAACTTCAGTTTTCTTACCAAAATCAAATAGTCCCATATAGATCTCCTTATGTTAAAAGTTTATAAAGACAAAGCTAATTTAATATCATCTATGAATTTAATATCAAAAGATTGGTTATTGGCTGGAATGAATTTACCATAAGTTCTAAGAAGAAAGCTTGGGTGATATGTAGGAAGATATTGATATTTTACATCATTAATTCTTATTGGATATATACTTCCACGAATCTTTCCAATACCAAGATCTCCAAAATTATAAAATGTAGATGCTGCACAACGGCCAAGAGGAATAATTACTTTAGGTTTTAATCTATCGATATCATGTTCTAGATGATGTTTACACAAACTTATTTCATCTAAAGTTGGTTCACGATTACGATTGTTACTATCAAGTGGATGATTTCTCACGTTATTTGTAAGAGCAATATTAAATATTTTGTAAGTATCCCAAAGATGTTTAATTACTGATCGAAGATAACATCCAGCGGGTCCTACAAACGCTTGTTTTAATTCACTTTCACGTACCCCAGATCCGATTCCGTAGAAGAGTATATCTATTTGTTTATCATTATGTTTGATAACTTCAGTTGGAAGTCGATCACAATTATATATATATTGACATTTAGCAGGACATTCTTTTTCTAAGTTTAGAAAGGTTTTTTCCATTGAATATTGCTCTTTTTATATTTATAATTTTAAAAATAAATTGTTCAATAAAATTAAAAATAAAATTAAGCATTGGATTTTCTCTTGTATGATAAGATCTCATTATTGATCCTTAACATCTATTGGTTGATAAAGATAAAATCCTATTAATACAATTGGTACAACTACTGTTTCGATAAATATAATGCTTAATGCTACATTACCTGGAGATACATTATAATTTATATCTTTACTCATTTCTTGAGTAGTAAAAAGTCCTTTTGGTTCATAATTTTTACCATTAATGTTTCTAACTGATGTACAACTTGTTAAAAACATACATGAAATTAGTAAAACTAACAAAAACTTTTTCATGATTTTAATCCTTTTTTAGTTTGTTTATTAATTTTAAATAAATTTTTTATATTTCTATCAAGTATTTTAGATAGTTCTTTATTAGTTTCATTTATAATAGTAGGTGTTAAACCTGATTCACCTTGTGTTAAAGTTATATTAATTTCATTTAAAATTTCATATTTTGATATTTCTTTAATTTGATATTCTTTATTTTTTATATAAAATTTTATAGTTGTAGATTTTCGATCAATTGATTGTATTTCTTTTTGAAGTAATTTTATCAATTTTTCTACTGTTATAGTCATACTTTTATCCTTTCACTTATTAGTTTCTAAATTAAATGAAGTATTAATTATATTTTCAACTTCATTAAGAGATTCTTCTATTTTTGAAATTTTATCTTGAAATTTTTCTTTTATTAATTCTTTTGTTTTTTCTAATATATATTTATTAATATTATTTTCCCATTGTTCTATAACTTTTGTAATATCTAATTCAACTCCATCAACTAATAATTGAACATTATATTCTTCTTTAGCAGGAGTGATAACTTCAGTCCAATCTTTACCACATATTGTATATGCTAATGAATGCATTACAACATGAGATAAAGTAGAATATTCTGTTAATACTTTATTTTCTAAAATCATAATTTTCTACAATCTATTTGTTGAAGTGAATCATTCGTTGAAAAATAAATTTTCTTAATTTTTACAAACGTTATATAAGAAAAACAATTCGGACAAGGTTTAGATAATACTAACTGACCTTTAGCATTTATTCTTACAACTAGAAGTGACATTCCTTTGATATCTCGTTTAGCATTTAATATAGCTGCTACTTCAGCATGTATACTATTAGGATATCTTTGATATTTCTTAAGAAGATGCTTAACTGAACGTTGTGCTGTGTTATGACCTCTAGAAATAATCTTATTTTTATCAAATATCACGCATCCAACTTGCATTTTATAAGTACTACGTCTAGCTTCAATTATCGCTTGCTTAAGTAGTGAATTCATAATTATTTAATTATTTTTTGAAGTATTATATTATTAGTTTTCATAGAATTTATTAGATTATTTGATTTTAATAATATTTCATCTTTAGATTTAACTACTGTTGGACAAAAATCACAAACACATATATGATCATGAATATGTTTAACTTCTTTTAATGATATTCTTACGGCTAAATCTGGTCCTACACCAGAATATATTATATTTTCAAGTGTATGTATATTTAATGCATTATCTTTAAATTTCCATTGTAATTTATTTATTTGATAATCTAATTGTGGTATTTCTTTAAAGAATACTTCAAAATTAAATCTATGCATAATATTTCCTATTATTTTAAGTTTCTGTAAGTTCAGCAATTCTTTTAAATATATGACTTATATTATCGCATATACCATTGAGTTGTCTTTTAAATTCAGGATCATCTGGAAGATGTAATTGGCGTTTTAAACTTCCATCAAGATCTCCTACTGAATCAAGTAAAAGTTTATTTATCTGTTCAGTATAACTATCTTTGTCATATGCTATTTTAGGAGTCATTTCTGGATTAGTATAACAAAGTATTGCTCTTATAGTTGCAGCTGTTGTATAAATAGTTTTCATAATTTACCTTTTTTAGAAAATATAATATAATTATAACGTGTTGTTACACCAAAGAAACTTACCCATTGGGTGGAAGTCTTTAACTTCACTTACTCCTATTTTACCAACAGCACATCATCTATATATACCTTGAATAATTTTTATGTATTATGAATTACCCATTAGATATTTGTAGACATATCGCACTAGTTGGTAGTTCGTCTCACTCATTAAAGATGGCTACTTCTAAGCCTACTATTATAATTATATTAAGATACTAATCTCATCGAGATCCCATCGACAGCATCGCTGCAGGATTGTCCTTGTTTGATAACCCAATGTAAAAGATCGGATTAGATATGCATAATTTTAAATAGAATATACTCTTATTGCCACGTATGATATTACATATCCCGTAAAGAGAAGGTACATTCTTCTTGTATAGAGTGTGCTGAAGCCATAACAATGGTTACATAACTCCACTATATTCTATTAAAATATAATAGCACGACTTATACGGCTGATAGATTTATCACAATTAAGTGGCCAGACGGATAGCCTGGTTATTTTCTTATCGATGTAAGGATTAATTGTCTAACTATTTTTTCCGCGTTTGCCTGTCGTGCATGTAAATATACAATAGTTCAGAATTTCACTGTAAACCTTACGTTTCAATAAAGACTATAACTGTTATTGTATATTTATTTTTTTAGTTATCAAATACTTGTTCAGCGGTCATTCCAGATACCTTACTTTCTGAAACATCTGCAACAACAGTAGTTCTTTTTCGTTTATCTGAAGCATCTGCAGCTCTTGCTAATGCTCCAATTGCACCTGCAACTTTACTATTTGTACTATCATATGCTGGTTTAGAATCTAGTTCTTCACCAGCTATATTTAAAGATTCTATAACAGCGTTACAAATACCTTTATTAGTAATGTTTTTAAATTGTTTTGTTCCATTCTTTTCATTAAGAAAAGAATTAATTGAAATAAATTTGTTTTTATTTGGTTGCTTAATTTCTCTTGATTGTATTGTAAGAGGACCCATTATATGACTTAGATCAGCTGTTGCAAAATCTCCATCTATTTGTACATTATCTGCTCTGAATATAATTGTTTCTCCAAAACCAATAATTCTTACATCATTACCATTCTTATTTGTGCTGAGATCTCCAATCCAACTTCTTAATTGGCTTGCTACAACATATTTATGGTCATCTGTAAGAAGTCCAGTAACTAAACTAATGTTACCAAGACCATCGATCATTTCAACACCTTTAACTTTGAACATAAAAACCTCCAAATAAAGAGTAATATAAAATGCTGTTACAAACAATTTATAACAGCTGGAATTTTATCTGTAATCGAAAGAATTAAAGGACAATAACTTTCTCTACTTTTTGTATAACCACACATAAGTATCTCTGGAACGTTTTTACATCCAACAACCAGAAGACTATGTGAGTTATTATTTTTAATAAATGCTACATACCCTTTAGATATATCAAACATATCTTTAAGATAAACTGTATTTTTGTTACTTACAAATCCAATGATTTTAGTAAGTAGTAATTTATCTTTAAATGACAGTAAAATGTCTTTTATACATGAAGGATCTTTTTGTAACATAGACCAATATCTAGATATGTGGTCGTTTTGTCGATCAAATGTTATTGTATTTTTCCAAACGTTCTCACCATTCGGACATATATTTATTATTTTTTCTTTACTACAAATTAACTTAGTTATTCCTCTGCGCGCCATACACCAATTCTCCCGTTAAGATGTGACTGCTCTCCTGTATGACTATCAAACTCACTAAGATCACTGTAATCATCACTATCAATGTCTGTTTCTATCATACTATCAAAATTTGATATTCCAGATCTTATATTTTCAACTGCTTCTTCATTATAATGATGTTTGTTATTTAATACATTGCAACTTGAAAGTATTGTATAGAATGTTTCATAGTTACTTTCTCTTGTTCTTGATACTTTAGCTGAAGCTTCCCACCAATTACATAATGGAACTTTAATTACGTTAAATTCTTCCCAAGATTGCCAAGTATCCCAATATAAACTATTGTCTAGAATATTACTTGCAAATAATTTTGCTGATGTAAGAATTCCATCACCAAGATTAAAATCGTTTCCTCCAAGTTCAAGAATATCATCATAATTATTCATAAGTACACTATCTACTGGTAATGTACTTATATTATTAAGCCAATCATAAAACATTCTTGGATTGTCTTCAATGAAACTATCTTTATAATGTTCCCAACAATTGAGTATTTCACCAATACTCCAACGTTGTCCAACTTTGAGAATGTCACAAAATTGATTCCATCCTCCACAGATGTCTAGTTGATTAAAATCTTTATCTTGTTGTATAATCTTTTTAATATTAATCATTGTTGGATAAAGATTATTAATTGATTCTGCTTTATCTGAATCAAGATTATATAAAATACTATCTATATATTCTTTCTTGTATTCAGCTGGAAGATCAATTAAACTTTTATCATTAAATAACTTAATGTTATAATTTTGTTTTTGTTTAATAAGATCTACTAGAAATTGTGGAAATATTGCATTTTTATTTAAGATACCTTCTTTTAATGCACGTTTAACGAGCATTATTACCCACCAATAACGTTCATTGGTATTATAATATTCTTTTTTAGTTATTTTAGTTAGCTGTGGATGATTAAGAATCCAATTAAGTATATTTTCTTTGTATAATTTAATCATTTCTTTTGGTAATATTTTTGTAACGTTATTTTCAATCCAAGATACTTTACCAATGTAATCATAAAGTTCAAAGAAATATTTAAAATTAATATATCCTTTATATATATTTTTTAAATTATCAATAGAGGTTTTACCCATAAAGTTTCTTTTTACTTCATGAGCTATAAAATTATTACTCATTAATGTCCAGAGATTTATAAATTCTCCATTTTTTACTGCTATCATAGCATCTGACATTATAGATGCTATTTGTTTATTTTTAAAGAAAGTACTTGCAAAATTAATTATTTCATCATTTGATGCAAAACCAATGTATAATTCTTTTTTAATTGGTTTTTCTTGTCTATAAGTATAATTCTTCCAATTTGGAAGACCAATATAACTTTTCATACAAGCATGTATTGTCATGTTTGTATTTTTATCAAACATTCCATAAATACCACCTTGACAGTATTCTACTTGAGATATACCATGAAACTTTTCTATATTCCATGAAGTGCCTATAAGAAATGGATTGTATTCTCCGAATACTTCTCCTACTTGATCTATGTTATTAATGTCATTATTTTTATTTGGAATGTTAAATTCTGAAGTTGAATATAGAGGATGTATATCTGCAGGAAAACTTCTGAAATCAAACTGTTTTCCAGATTGATGTTGAGTTAAGTTTTCAATTGTTGTAGACATTTCACCAATTTTAATTGGATCAAGTCTATTAGTATGTTGATAATTTATATCACCATTACTATCAAATTCTGGGTATAAATTGTATACATCTTTTCTTTTCTTACCACAACCAAGGTCTATTTCATTACCAAATTCATCTGTTTTTATTATTCTAAATATACATTTTAACTTACCTAGCCTACTGTTTTTACATTCAAGTACGTTCATACATTCTCCTAGGTTTTGATAGAAAAGTTATATACGAAAAATTAAAAATAAAATTAAGCTTTGTATTGTTTATAAAGTCCTTCTTTTACTGTACTTATAAATGATTGTATATCTAATCCTTTAAGTACTTCTTTTATTACACTTAAATGTTTTTCTTGTTGCAAATTAATTATTGGAATTATTATATCTGTTTTTTTTGATTTTGTTATAAAATCCGCCATTGCTATTGCTTGTCCTGTTCCTCCAGAAGCTTGACCATCTGGAGTATAACATATGACAAGATCAGTAGGGCTATTCATTAATGGTCCCATTATCTGGAAACTATTTCTTATCATCATCAATTTTGTAGTATCTTTAAGACTGTTCCAAGATACTGGCATATTTCTTAAAGACCATACTTTTATTGCATAAGCAGTAGCACTTTTAATATTTAATAGTTTATCAGATAGACACATGTTATTACATTCATAACTATCACGTCCATTAAATTTTCTCCAAGGAAAGAATATTTGTTTAGGACCTTTTATTGTAGCGCATCCAAGTTCAAATGCCATGTCTGCCCCAGAAGCTCCACCACTTCTAAGAGTAATGTTATTACGACCAAAATACATACCGATTTCAGTCATTATGTCACAAATGTGTCTAGGCGTGGCTCGCGAGCCTATACCTGAGTAGTACATTTTATACTCCAGCAAATGATGTTAGTATACCAGCAATTGTTCCAATAAAAAATACAAGTGCTATACATCCTACTGTTTTAAATATTGTTATTAGAAATGTCATATTTATCCTTTTGTTATTTTTAATAATGCTTCTATGTGTTCTTCTTGTTTTTGAATTATTTTAAGAAGAAATTCGAAATTTTCATGATAAAAATCAAATACATCTGATTTATCATTCCAAAGTTCACATTCGTCAGTTTTACATACTTCTTTTATTGCTTTAAGACGTTCAATGTCTGGAACACTTGTAAGATTAAATGAACTCATATATTTTCCTTTATATCTATAATAAATTCTTGTTGTTCAGTTATAAATCCACTATTGAGTGATCGAGATTCAAATGGATTTATTTTAGCTAGAATAATAAACTTATCTATCTGTATAAATAATTTACCGAAGTCATGACAGGTATATTTACCAGATCTTATAAGTTCTCCATCTATACTATTTTCATTTGATGACGTTTCTATATACCATAAATTTTTAGGTCCTATCCATGTTATTATATTTGTTCGAATTGCTGTTTGAACTTGTATAACTTTTTGATAGACGTTATTTTTAAATATAAATCCTTTTCTATTTAGATCTTTCAGAGTTCTTGCATATTCTGAAAATCTGATCATCATACACCTCAAAAAATAAAAATAAATTAAGCTTTTTCATTACAATAAAATCCATTTGATGTGAAACTTAAAAATGCTAAACAATTATGACAATTATTATGTTTTATTGGACATAGACTAGAATTACTAAGTTGTTCTATTGGTTTAAAACATTTTGTTATTGTACATTTATTATCTTCAAGTAAAAATTTACATTTAAAGCATTTACCTTTAAATGTAAAAAATGCTGGACAATCTGTTTCATCAATAAGTTGAATTTTATTTAAAACTAATTTTGTTTGTATAGGTATTGGTTTATTCATTACCATAAATCTTCTGAAAATAGGAAATCATTTGGTTCTTTAATTTGACCATGTTTAAATGCATAGTCTCCAGCTTGGTTACGATCTAGAAACTCTCCAAGATCTGTTATAAATCCTTGAGTGTCTCTTATTTTTTCTTTTACTACTCTTTGATGAATTTCATGATTGTTATTATATACACAACAATGACGGGTTTTAGTAAAATCTTTAGGATGTTTACATACTCCTCCACCATTTGGTGCTGTATATATAACGTCTCCAAGTTTAATGGCTGCTGCTACTATCATGTTTTTCTCCAATAATAAGTCTTGTTATAAATGGATAAATAGTGTTATTAGTATCTGGATTTCCATCATCTCCATCCACATATATTGTATAATAACCATCTGTTAAAGTTCCTTTAATTACTTCATTTTGGTTATCGTCGATATCTTTAACGAGTTGTTTAAGATCAAAATAACAGTCTTTAAGATTAATCAATGATGTTCCACTATAGGCGTATTTACCAGATGGTTTGAATGCTGTCCAATTAATTAATCTTTTATTTTGTTTTTCAAAATGTTTTCTTGCTTCATTTGGATATTGCTCAAGAACTTCTTTATAAGATAAACTATCTGGTATTTCTATTTTTATAATATTATTTTCTCGAAGTTTTATATTGTCCATTGATATATGTGTATTATATCCAGCTTCGAAAGCATTTCTAGATGCTACTTCTGAAGAAGAAAGAATATAAGCATAGCTTTGTTTTATATCTTTAAGCCATTCTTGAAATTTTTGTTCAATAAAGGATAACATTATGTTACTTTCTAGTTGATGTTCCATTTAAGTTTATATTTTAAAATAAATTCTTTAGGGAAAGATGATATCCATCTACAATGTGGACATATAAATTGTTTACCATTAAATACTATTCTAGGCATTGTTTTACAACTATTACCACAATATGGAGAATAATCTTTTTTAATCATTAAGTTTTCTCTTATAATAGTTTTTTCTGTCATATATACCTTTTATATAACTGAATATTATATGAATATTTTAATTTCATATAGTATTAGTTATATTTTTTAGTTAACTTCTTCGGATACTTCAATATCTTCTTTATTAGGACCAAGAAATTTCATTTTATAAGCACGAATTACTTTCTTTGTATAATGATCACCTTTATAATCCCAATGTTCTGTGTGTATTTTACCTTCTATAAAGATAAAACGTTTAGGTCCTAGATAGTTTTTACACGTTTCAGCAAGTTTTCCAAAACATACTATTTCATGCCATTCTGTATGATTTTGTTTTTCTCCATTACTCATAAACGTTTCATTGGTTGCCATGCTAAATGTACATACTGAACAACCATTTGGAGTTATTGTGAATTCAGGAACTTTTGCACTGAGATTTCCAATAAGAATAGTCTGTTGATGCATATTGACTCCTTGTAGAAAAGTGATAAAATATTCATACTTCTGACATAAATTATTTATTTAGGTGTTAAAATTATAAATCTATCATCAAGTAATTTAGATATAATTGGTTTGACGTAATTCCAATCTAATCCTCCTAGACCACACCCAGGGCGTGTCAGATATATTTCTGTTAAGTTATACTTATCAACGAGTTTTACAAGTTCTTTGCATGAATTAATAATAAGATTAATATTTGATTTATCTTTCCAGTTATTTTTAGTTGGAAATGATATAATTGATACTATTTTATTAATAGTTACTATTACTGGTGTATTGCCATATTCTTTAACATGATTTCCATAAAGAATTGGTAACTGAGGATATCTCTTTTTAGCTTCTAGAGCTATTCCTGCACCCATGACGAGTTCACCATTTATTTTAACAACACCATTTGTTGTTATACAAAATGTTTTCTTATCAAAGATATTACCAATTTCTTCTTTCATTATTACCTCATAAGTTCTTTGTGAGCTTTCTTACAAGAAAGCCATTAGAAATCATACAATTAAAAGAAAATTAAGCTAATAGTTTATCTATATATTCTTTAGCTTTTTCTAGACTCCATGCATGTATGAAATATTCTCCTCTTGTTACATCTTCATTAGGAAATAAAGTATGTGCTGTTTCTTTTATAGTTGATCCAGTCCAATCTATGTTAATTACTCTTTTACGCCATCCTATTTTAATTATACCTTTATTTGTTGTTACTAAAAACCAAGGTTTATGTTTACAACAATAGCTAGAACAATATTCATTTGGAATTTCTTCTACGAATATTGGACAGCTAAATAGTTTTAAAATGTTTTCTTTATTTATTCTGTTATATTCTATTTCTTTTGGATCAAGTTTTTTTGTTTCTGAAAGAAGTTCATTTATAATTATAGATATATGTTCATCTATAATTATTTTATCATTTTCAGTTAAAGTTCGATTTAAATCTAAATACAACTCTAAATTAATTCCAGAACTTTCATAACTATAAATTTTGTTAATAACATACTCCTTTATTGAAATAGTTTTGCTATTTTATTGATTATATTTGATCTTTGTTCTTTTGATGGAGTATCTACATCACATAATAAATCTTTCATTTCACATAAAGTTTGTTTTAAATTATTTAAAGTATCTCCAAGAAATTCATCATTATATATTATTTTAATTATTTCATAAAGATCTTTCTTTGTTAATGTTATATCATGACAATATGTATTATCAACTATATATAAAGACGTTCCAAATTCTTTACCTTCAAAAAATCCTGATAAACATATTTCTCTATCTCCATCAGAATTTTTAGAATTAAATTTAGCAATTTTTGTGACCATAATTACTCCTTTATTTGTTTATATAATTTATTGTTATATGTTCTTAAAATTACTTTGTCTTTTTCTTCTAATGGTTTATTACATGGAATTGTTAATAGTAATCCACATTTTACACACCATGTAATACCAAATTTGTTATCTCTTATTTTATGTTTATTTTTAATACAATTATTATCAATATAATTAATAACTTTATATTTTTTGATAGATTTTATTATACCTGTTTTTGAGTTTATTATTATTATTTCTATCATTGTATTAATCCTTATCGAGATGCTCGGTTATAAGTTTAGCTGCTCTTGCTTCTCCACCTAAACGTCCATGTACTTTATATACCTTTCCGACATAATCATTCTTATTGTTTAACATATCTAGACATGTTTGTTTATCTCCCAAATTACCAGGGCCTAACTTATACATACGATTACTTTCAAGACTTTTAAACCATACTACTCCTGAGATGTTATCTTTTTCTGTAACTTTAAGATCGATGCTTTCAATCTTCCAATCATGTTCATCTCCCCATACTTTAACTTTATAACCATCATTAATAGAAAGTCCTTTAGGAACTCCAACGAGACCTTCATGATCAGTTCTAAGTTTAGCTTTAGCCATTGGAACGATCTTCCAATAACGACTATCAAGAACACTACACAAGGTAGACTGAAGATATCTGTTCTTGTGAAACTCCAAGTTTGTAGTTTCTTGTTGTTTAAATTTATCGAGCCTATAGATGTATACTTCTGGAAAGATATCGGTACTCCTGACTTTATGTGAGTTGAGAACGCCTGCGACTTGGCTTGCAGATAGGAAAGACCAACAGATATTTTCGGCTCCTTTAATATCCCACAGATAGTTAAGTATTCTACCAATCCTTGTATATCTGTAGAATACCAGTTCTGCCATACCTTGGCTTCTGATAGCTGTTGGTTTATCGATGAGTTCACTTGCTTTATAAGAATATTCAATTCTATGACTAGTGTTCTTGGACATTCTCGGGGAAAATATTTTGAAACTTTCATTTCTTTCAATTTTTCCAGAGCTTGTAAAATAGCAACTTGCTCCATCCATTTTTCTGGATATTGTTCCATGATCAACCTTTCTTAGAAACTCAGATTTAAAATCTTCTGGTTGAATCATTTTAAGATGAAGTCTATCTTTAAATGGTTCATCTCTTGGAATAAGTGTACCAACAATAAGTATTGGTGCAGATGTTTTACTTCCTTCATGTATTTTATACACATATAAGCCTTGGTCTGCATTTATTAAAGGAGCGTATACATGAAGTGAAGATTTAACTTCTGGATGATAAAATTCACATTGATCTTTAAATATCACTTGTCTTGTAAATCCCTGTCCATACCCTTTAAGATTTGATCGCTCTGGATCATAACTCCAATCACAAGTAGCATTAGAAAGTGTATGATCATGATTCCAGACTACTCGACTATTCTTAGCTATTTCATTTTTAAGATGATCCAGAAGTATCTGTTTACTATCCTCTGTTAGACGACCTTTAGAATTATATTTAAGATCATTTTCAAATGGTTTACCACTGACACGATAGACCATCGATAGATGTCCAATATGTAAGTCTATGTGTTTACCTGCTTTATGTGCGTCATGGTAAACTATTACTAGAGGTCTGATGATACGATTATTAATCAGGCTTTTATTTGTTGAAGTTATCCAGCTTCTTCTAGATGCTCCAAGACCATTTAAAAGCCAATCTTTTGGATATTGTTTTGCTATTGAATGACCTTTATTGACATAACTTGAGGCTTTATTTATAAACATAAAATTACATATTTTAGAAGATATTGTATCTGAAAGTATATTTTCTATACTTTTATGTTTAATAAGATCTCGTGTTATGTTAATTATTTGAGGAATGTATCTAGAATACTTAAATTTACTGAGGCTCCATAAAGATGGATTTACTGTTAAAAAGCCTTGTCTGCCTTTTATTAAGTTCTGTGTTATTTGCTGTAACATAATCATCCAATCGTTTATGACATATTGAACAATATTTAACGTTTTTTATTATATTTGGATCTGCATTATGATTACATTTTTCTTGTCGTTCAATTATATCTATAAGATCCATGCGTTCTCCATTGCATAATTGTTACAAGAAATGTTATAATTAGAACTGCTATTACTGGAATAACCATTGATGCTTCTATCCATAATGGAAGAGTTATCATAAATGGTACTTGTACAAGAAGTGTCGTAAGACCAATTCCAGAAAGTGTTAAGATGATTACACTTTCAAAATTATTAAATAAATCTTTAAAAATATCAACTATTTTGGATATAACTTGTTTAAATAATCTTTTAATAAAGTTCATGATATAATAATCCTATTATTAGATGGAACACTTTCAAATGGAAGTGATGGCTCATCAAAACGTTTGTTTTTACGTCTATATTCTCGATCTTTTTTGATTTTATCTTTAAGATTAAAATCTGAATATTTATCCATTTCATTAAGATGATATGAAATTATTTTATTGATATTACTTTGAGTAGATGGAGAAATCATTCTTGATGTCCTTTAGTTAAAGATTTTGCAACTTTACGTGATTGATCTTCGGAATAAGCTTCTAGAATTTCTTGTTCTTTTTGATCATGAGCTTGTTTAATTCTTAAAGGTGCTGATGCTAAAATAGCAATAACTTGTTTAATTTCAGTAATATGATTATCAATTTCATTCTTAAGTTTAGGTTTGACTACTTTTTTCATATCTTTAAGAGCTGACCAAAGACCTTTAAGTTCACTAATTGTATATTCAAACATTTAAAATCCTTTAATAGATGGAGTATTAAGTATGAAAAAGATAAGATTTATTGCTGCTAAGATATATAAGTATTTCATAGTTATATTTCTATAAAATCATTAGGAAGGTTTAGTTTAAAATAATCATTATAACCTTTAATATATCCATCCATATATGCATTTTGATTTTCTTCACATACTAACCCTAATATACTAAAAGCTTGATCGTGTGTTAATCCTGTAGATATAAGATTTTGTACAAGTTTTTTCTGATCCATATTATTTCTTTCTGTTAATTTTACGACTTTGTTTTTGTTGTTTAACTTTATCTTTTTTAATTTTATAAGGTTTCTTTCTATTTGTATTTTGATGTAAATGTGGAAATGCTTTTGTTTGATATTCAGATCTTGGATGTTTAATTGGATCAGTCCATCCTCCAGATATGTAATCAAATGGTGTATAAATCATATAATCCTTTCAGTATTCATTTAACATAAGTTCAATAGCTTTATGATCATAATCTTTTGGTTTAAGATTTAATGATATACTTTCTCCATAACAAGATACTTCATATTGTGAATTAGTATATCTAATTGCACAAAAACCTGCTGAAGTGATATTAAAATGTTTAAATTCAGAATGTTTTTGACTTGTTGAAAATAAGATTGGTTGAGTATCATTAACTACTACATATTTCATTTCTTTAGTAATATATTCTCCTTTTCTTTGCAAACTTTCTTTTTTAAAAGAAAAGTTTCTTATGATTAGAACGTTTAAAATAAAGATAAATAACAAGTACCATAAACTACTTCATTTGTTTCTATTTCAATTTCAGTTATACAAACCATTAATAAAGGAATCTGTCCATATGTATGATGTAATGTATTACGAAAAGATATATCAAGTTTATATTTAATAAAATTATTATTAAATATTATTCTTCTAATATCTTTTGGACGTTTAAATCGAGTTACACAATCCCATACAAAATATACTATATGTTTATATGTGTGACATATTAAAATAAGTATATTAAGTATTAATCCAATTAATACCAATGATAGTTATATTTTCTTAATCTTGTAGTAATACATTCATATAATGAAAGCATACTTTTATTTATAGACATATATCCTCCTGTTAGTTAAATATCATTGATTAGTATTAATTATACTATATATTGTATTATATTACTATTATATACTACACATAGTATTTAATACCATTAATTTGTACCTGGCAAATCTAAAAATTTCATATTTTCATTGATTTCTCCCGCAATGGTAAAATTGTATAATTACTTATCTGACTTAGGGATAGTAATAGTCATAGACGTATGGTCTTTGAATATGATGCTATTTTCTATTGTTACAAGTCTACGTATAGGTAGATCTGTGTTATTTACACGAAATCCTATGATACTATTGCCAAATTGTATCCATTCATTGGTAAGAGGTCTATAGAATTCATCAGTTGGTAGTAGTGGAGTGTTGATATCTAGAAGGATATGCATGATATAGCTCCTTTATAGGTGAATTATATGTGTATAAATACCTTGAAATAATTAAATAATTCATGTATAAACAGTTAATATATACATAAATTCTTTACAAAACACATATATATTTATGGTGTATACCACAATATATAGTAATTTACAGATAATAAGTGATTTGAGCAAAATCAATGACTTACAGAAATAACCTCCATGTTATTAGAGTTTTTAATAAATCTGAAATTATCAATTTTATACCATAGGTTGTGGTTAATAAAATCTATTATCATAATCATATTCATCATCTATATCTGGATAAGCTGCATATTTTTCAGTTACTACTGGTTCAATACCTGCATTACTTAAAGCTATTTGATTTTCAATTTCAACCATAAGATCAAAATTTAGATCTTTATGTATTGATGCTCCAAGTATGTTAATACCGATAATAGCTAGAAGTGTAGCTCCTTTTTCATGAATGCAATCTTTGCAGTTAGTATCTGGATTTGATAATGGACATGGTATATTTTGTTCTGCTATACATGAATATAATCCTCTAGAGATAAGTTCTTCTTTTACTGCATTGAGAATAGACATAGATACTCCTTTGATAAATGTTTAATATGTTATATTAACCCCTCGTTACACTCGGGGGAGTTTATAGTTGAATTGATATTGACATAGTTATTTTATTTTTTTCTTGATAAAATCCTTTGTTAGTATTAATAGTTATTTTTCTACGTATATTACCAAATACATTATGATAATATGTAGTATTTGACCATTCTTTTGGTATTTGCTCCCATGAGTTATTTATATATCTTTCATCAGTTGATATTAGTCTCATGGTGTTAGTTAGTAGTATGTATATATCGTTATCGTAAGAAACTGGATTCCAATTCATAACATTCTCCTTTATGCTAATTTCCAACTATCTTTATTTGTTTTAATTCTTGGAGATATAAAATGTCTATGTATCTTTAATAACAATGATGCAGTGAATCCTATAGATAGACCTATTAAAGCTCCATATACACCTCCAGACATGCCAATACTTCCCATTGCTAATGCTACACCTACGTCTAGAACAATTGGTGCGCCTTTGGGTAATATACTTATAAATCTGAATGGATAAGCCATTCTATTCTTGATATTACTATGTTTATCTGTATATACATTAAGAGACTTTAATGCTTTAAAGAATGGTAACATTTCGTTATAAGTTAATATAACGTTTATGATAGCTATCAATGTACCGATACATAGAATGATTAACATAAGTCCTCCTTGGTAGATATTAAACATCAGACATAAACAAAGAATTAAAAATAAAAAAGGTAAGTTACTCTATCTATTTCTAGATATTTCACTTACCTCTTTTTGATCAGTGAGGAGATTTAAACTATAGACAATTAGCTAACCGACTCAAATGCCTTTGAGAATGAATTATCTATTACTCCTACTACATGTAGCAACGCTTGTAGACTATCTCTGGCTTCTAGATTGAAGCAATACGCAGTAACAGAGATATACCTTTGCTGGTGTTGCTAAATTCCAGTTCAGTCACACTGATCTCTTTTTATATAATGGATTTTCGATAGTTAAAAATGATAGTCTAACTGTGTACTATCTGGGATTGTTTGACGGTAATCCTACTTTTTAGTGGTCTACACATATTGACTTTTTGACTGGAACCATATTCAATATGTAGATATACTCCACTCAGTAACCATAACCAGTTGAGGTGTTAAATGGGCTGCTTGCACCCTGTGTGTTTCTATTCTACATTACATAGAGTAGTCATTCCAGACGCGTGGTAAGCAGCCATTAATCAGACATAAATTTAACGGGAATTCATATAAACTCCTATAGATGTTAGAAGTTGAACGTTGATAAACATACTAACACGTAAACTAATCAATAATCAGACATAAACTTATTTGTGTATTACCTTACACTTGATCTCACGATTGTTGAGCAATCTGGCTGCATGTGCTGACATCTTTGTGATGGTGATCTTGGAGATGTTGTGAGCCATCGGTGACTCACTGAACTGACGAAATGAACCTTTAACTCTGATAAGCATACTGAACTCCTTTGATAATAAGTTGTATGTAATGATAGATATAACTTACTTAGATGTTACCGTTTACCGTTCTGATGACGGACTGATTCTCCTCGATTTTCAGTTATATCTATCTATAATATTCAGACATAAATTTCTTTATGTTTTTGAAAATAAAATGAACTTTATGCTTGTAGAAAACAACCTATTAATGTATTTAATAGATACGTTAATAAGATGTTTTTGCTTACTTTTTATAAAAAAGTAACAACATGGCAGTATCCTTGTAAAATAAAAAGCCATATCCAGATACAATACAGATCTCTGGATACAGCTTTAACCAAAGGAGTTACTTGTTAAACTCTGAATTAAACCCTTCCTGAGCTATCTTCAAAGTGTTATTGGCAATCTTACCCACGAACATACCCGATACTTTGAACACATTACTTACTGCTGATGTAGCATCCTTTGCTACTTTCTGACGATTCTCTTCCTTGAGGGAGTTATTGATAAGCTGAGTAGCATTATCAATAGTACTATCAACCTGTGCTCTGATAACTTTGACAATGTCTTTCTTGTCCTTGTTAGCCAGAGTATCGATCCCATCGGCAGTAGTCTGGAGTGAAGTAGCCAAACTGGTAAACAAACCTTTTAACATAACAAACTCCTTTATAAAATGCATGGCACTTAATTGGCTCGTATTTCTGTTCATAATGACTTTGAAATTTCATAAGGATTAACCATGTGTCTTTCCTATATGAAACTCTGAAATATTCCAAATTTACTGTCCATGCACAATAATCAGACATAAATTTGCCTGTTATATTTCATCCATTCATACAGGCTTTTGAATAGACAATCAATGTCATTTCATCTACACACTACTTAACCATCATTAAGTATTATTGAATCATGTAGATATAGATGCGATTAAGTACGCAACTAACTATTCAATAATCAGACATAAATATTCTTATTGTTGTGAACCTCGACAATAAGCAGATATCTCTGAGGGAGACAATCTCGATAATCCAGCAGTCTGGATAAACGAAAGATCCTCTTGAATAGCTTCATTAAGATCTTTAATAGTATCAAGATTTAATATACCTTTATGTGAGTTATATATGAAACTTCCATCCTGTCTGGAATCAATGATGGTCATAATGTTAGGCATAACTAACTCCTTTGGTTAGAATAGTTTTGCTTACTTTTTCAAAAGTAACTAATAGTTAATACATCTGACATAAATTTGTATTTATGTTTTTCTTGGTAAGAACAATAATATATGATGCTTGAATATACTCTCTCTTAGAACTGAGGGAGAAGTAGATAGTTTTTGACTAGAACTATCTTAAACTAGATATCTAGATATTACTTAAGCATTGCTTTCACTTGATTGCAATACTCATTAACATTACTTATCCATAAGTTCCACATCTGAAAGTATACAATTCCTCCTCTAAGTTTAGTTATATTACGGTTATGCACCATAAAGCCTTCATCATAAGCCAACTGTACTTGATCAGCATAGAACTTCAAACATTTATCCTTTCCAATTATACGATGTTGATGAGAGTTACAGAACTTACCTCTTATGTAATCAGTAACCAATACAAAACCTTCTTTCATTGTTGGTGTGGGTTCGTATACGTCGATTATACGATGTTTACGTAATGCAGGATTAACTGGTTGAGGTTTATACTTACTGTTCTCTATGTACTCTAGAGTGTGTTTAGGATGATAATCTATTACATCGTGATTCTTTCTAAATGTTGCATGAGACATCATAATACTTTGAGCATATCTCATCTTACCAGAGTTCTTAACACCTCCAGTAAGTTCACAGATATAATCACATTCGTCTTCAGTAATAAATCCTTCATGAAGCTTTTCAATAGCAATATCATAAGCTTTAGTAGGATCTTTACCAATATAGAATATCATACTCTTCCAGAACTTAAGATGAGCTTTATCCTGATGAGTACCAGACTCATTAGCTACAAGATCATAATCAGATTCAGTTAATTGTCTAGCATCATCATTATAGTTATTACAAACATTCTCATCATACTCATCATCAGTATCTTTGTATAACTCTCTGATAGTATCTTTGTTACTCCATATCCATTTAGCCAGAGATCTATCAAGTTTAAGTTTCTTAAGAGCTTTGATATCAAGCATACCTTTATGATCAGTATACCATTCAAGATTGAATCTTGTAACAGTATCCTTTTCATATTTATCATTAGAACATACAACTTCTTCGAATATATCCCATTGTTTAGGATGATAGTCTTTATTACCATAAATATTATCACCAGGACCATCTACAGCAAAGTCATCACGTATATCAGGAGCGGTGCTATCTGCTAAGATACCAGTAGGACTTATCCATAATCCATCCTCACAGATATCTAGACTATTTCCTTCTTTATCAAACCTTTGAGGACCATACTCATCAGAGTTACTGTGATACATAACGTTCTCCTTTGATTTATGTGTATCAGTAAAAGTTACTTCATGATTTGAAAGATCATACTCAGATAACTTACCATTAGCTTTAGCAATAAGACGATTAATGATCATCTGATTAGAAATAGTACGATTCATGATAAACTCCTTTGGTAAAAGTTTAGTTAATTGATACTTCAATTACTTCTTCATCATTAATAACATCAAAGACACGTTCAAACTCAGATACATCTAGAAACTGATCATCATAATCTTGAATAGACATGATATTACTCCTTTGATTAAGTTAATTAAAATTCAAATTTACCAGACATTATTTCTTCAAGTAGATCAGCACATTCTTTACCAATAACTGGTTCTTTAGGATCTTTATGTACAGGACTTTCTTGTACTGTGCATAGATCATAGTTACAGTTCTTACAGATAAAAGACTGTGGGTTATCTACTGTAGCAGGCATACCACAACCATCACATACAACTAGATACTTTGACTTAGACATGACATACTCCTTTGTTTATGGTTATTAATCAATGAAACTTAAATTAGCGATTACTACTATAGCTATACATACTACAGCTATTACTAACCTCAATGTACCAGCATGTACACTAAGCTTACTACATCTAGATACAAGATTAGATTGTATATACATATCTAATCCTTTCTATTGTTGATTGTTATTAATAAGTACTAGTTAACAATACCACTATCACTAGCAAGCGTGCCTTGTACATCAAAGTATGATGCAATAAGCATATACGTTGCTACTGCTTTACTACGATTAAGACAACTAATACGATCACTAAGCTTATGATCTTTTTCAACAAAGACCATACTATCAATTAATGTAACAGTAAACATAAAACCTCCTAGAAAAGTGTGTAAGTTATTGTTTTGTATAAAGTTACCCAGTGAGCTCTTATCTTCTGTAAAGTAATAATATAATACTAATAACACTCTAGGTACTATCGAAAAACATCCCTAATATCATAATCTCAATTCTCAAATAATTTTTTACACTAAACTGTATATTAAGCATTAACTATAATATTTAAATCCTAAAATAATTTTTCATCTATTTAAGCAATATCTAAATCCTCCAAAAAATTTTATCTGAAACCTCTTGATAGAAATTATACCTGATCTGATATAATCTTAGCTTTAAACAGTACTTTTATACCCTTTCTGGTATAAAAACGTAAAATCGAATTTTCAAAAAAAATATATCTGAATCGACCTCGCAATGGTCCTTTTCTATAACCCTAAACATATCAATAAGTTATAAGATATCTTTGTCTGAAAAGTATATATTATTTCAGACAAGAAGTGCATAGTATTGCCTATTTATATGTATTTTGTGTTAAAACTGTTATAAAGCTACTAAAAGTGTTATATACTGCACCTTATGTGTTAAAACAATTTGACATCCTAGATGTAAAGAAGTATATTACTAATAGGAGGTAAGTATGAAATATTGTAGTAATTGTAAGTATCTTTCTAAGTATATTCGTGATGAAATTATTGATTATAGATATATAGATGGAAGTATAGTAGAGTCTGGAAATAAAGTATGTCTATGTGATCCTAAAAGAGAAGATTATAATAATTGGGAATATGAGTGTGTAACTAAGGTTTTAACTGTTTATGATCCTAGAAAGCTTAATGTTAAGAATGATTGCCAGTGTTATCGAGAGAGATGGATATATAGAATTATAGCGTTTCTTAGAGGATGTAAGTATTATCATGTTAATGGTGGATTAAAACATGAACGAGTTAAATAAGTTAGTTATACTTATATTTGCTTTGTATGTGATTGGTGATACTATCAGGATAATTGATCATAAGGATCGCTTTGTAATATTAAATGTGTTTAATACAGATACTGATAGTTGTTATGTTATGCTTGGTAATCTAGAGCATAAGTTAATAAGATATGAGCGTTGTTATAAACTTAGAAAGACTTTAGATAAGTATTGACTTTAACTTTGAAATATTGTATATTACTTATGTTACTGATCGAATGACAGTAACTTTTTTAATCTATCTAAGGAGGATTTATGGACACACAACTATGGGACATCTTCGATGTCTTCTTCAAAGATGCACTGGACACTTCCAGTACCTACACAACTCTTACGAACAGCAAACTACATTATCCAATTGATGTTAAGGAGACAACCTCTGGAATTCAATTTGATGTAGCTATTGTTGGGGCTGAGAAAAAAGATGTAATTATCGAAACCGAAAACGATATATTACGAATAATTTATCCTAATAATGAAAATAAAGACAGCACTGAAAAGTATCTTTATAAGGGGATTACACGTAAGTCTTTCAATTTTAATTGGAAGCTTGGTGGCAAGTTTGACGTCGCTCAGACAGTGGCAGCTATGGATAAGGGATTACTTACGATTAAGATTCCTTACACTAAGAACGCTACTAAGAAACGTGTTGAAATAGTTTAAACATTTGGGGAGATATTCTCCCCAATTATATTTATATGGGTAAAATTAAAAAAATAATGTCTGAAGAATTTAAGAGACGTAATTTTCCAGATAGTATTAATAATTATTTTATAGCAAATTGTCCATATAGTGATCGAGATTGTGATGTATTTTGTAATGAAGATGAATGTGAAGATTGTTTTCATGAATTTGTAACATTTGATCAACTTCATGTAAGTCTAGGAATTAAATCTTGATACATCTAAGAGATCCATATATAGAGAGTATTGTAGAACTTAATTCATTTAAATTATTTTATGAAAGTAATTTTATATGTGACTGTAATGCAATTGAAATAACATCAAATACATTAAAAGGATTTTTTACTACTAATTTTAATCTTGATATTTATCAAGATAAAACATATACGATTCTTATAAATTATAATAATACAATATATAATTTAAACTATGTTAAACTAACATCCAGACATCGTTATGTTGATAATTTTAATATACCAATTAGTCTAGATACTAAATACGAGTTTAAGTATGAACATATCTCTTAGAGATCGAGCAGATCCAATATATCCAGAAAATAGTTTTAATAGTATCTGGTATGCAACAAGAATGCTTATAACTAGTGGATCTATGTTTAAGTTAGAATATAATCTTCCTAGACGTTGGGGTAAGACTCATCTATGTGGAAAACTCATGGAAGAATTTGAAAATGTAATATATATTGCTAGTAATGATAATATGTGTAAATATTTCTGTTCTACATATGGATATATAACTAGAACTTTTAGTGCTAATTATATACTTGATTGTTTAAGAGGTCGAATAATAAATTATATTTTATTTGATGAAGTATCTTCTGTTCAAGTAAATAACGTATTATCTTATGTACATCCTAAAGGTTATCTTGCAGTGAGATCATTATGATTCACTTAAGAGATCCATACATAAATGATTTTCCTACTCAAAGTCCGTCTAGTTCAGATTCAAGTAGTTCAAGTAGTTCAGAAAGTTTTAGTATTAGTGATAGTGCAAGTATTTCAATGAGTGCTAGTCCAAGTATAAGTAATGAAAGAAATTATGAACATACACCTAAGAGATCGATACTTTCAAGAATATCCAAAAGATTGGTATCGATTATATCTTTTACTAAGTAAAAATATAAATGAAGATAGATTTTTTACCATAAATTTATCTAGACATAAACATTTTGAAACCGTTACTTTAGGTTTAAATTTATTAAATGATTTTGAACATCTTTTAATGATTGTTAAAAACGCTGGTACTGAAATAATGCTTAGAAAAAATAGTAATTTAAATAATATAAATCAATATAATTTATATTCTGGAGTAGAACTTAAAAATTGTGGATGTGATGTACATCTAAAATTAAAATATAAATATATATTTATGGATAACTTAGATGATGAACTTATAAAATACTATTCTAATCTTGGACTTAGTTATATTAGTATAAAGAACAACTTATGAACATAAATTTAAGAGATCGATACATTGCTGAGACACTTACAATCAAAGATATTTCTAATATGGTTGAGTGGTTGATGAAACAACCATCACAAGAATATATAATTCCAGTAGATAGTTATTATGATAAATTAATAGATGATTATTTTAATGAGCGAATTAAAAAATTAAAAACTAGGAAACTATATGACAATAAATCTAAGAGATAGATACGTAGAAGAACCAAAAGTATGGCCAGGTAAATTTGAATATACTGATACATTAGACTTTGATAATCACATCATTCAACAATGGGTGCAAAATGCTAGAAGAGCACTATCTGCTGAAGTTAGACGAACTGTATTAGAACAAATACCGCGTTATAATCAAGGTGGAATAATTGAACCTAAATCTTAAAAATAAATATCCAGATATCTTTAATGCTGTCTATGATAGTGTTACTGATTTTACAGACTTACCTGATGAAGTTATCTCTAAGATAGCTTATCGAGCAGGTACTGTAGCTTGTGAAGCTCACGAGCGAGAACTAACCAAGGAGAAATCAATGTCAGATGATCTTAAAGATCTTGTAACGTCTACAGATGTTCCAAGTATTTCAAAACAAGAGATGCGAAAGACTCACGCTAATCAACATCAGCAAGCAAAGAAAATAACAGGAAAAGCTAAGAAAACAAAGAAATAACTTGATATCTTACTACGGTTGTAGTATATTATAGACATCACAATTGATGTCTATTTTTGTCTTTGAGGGAAAACAAAATGAGTGTTACTTATCCAAATATTGCTAGTGAATTTGTTGCTTTACGATCTTATTGTAGATGGTTACCAGATCAAGAAAGAAGAGAAACTTGGGAAGAAGTTGTAAATCGAGTTGTTAATTTTTTAAAAACAGAAACTCGTCATGCTGATAGAATTCCTAATAAAGTATGGACTTCTATTGAAGAAGGAATGTTAACTTTTAATGTAATGCCAAGTATGAGACTTGCAGCTACTGCTGGGCCTGCTGCAAAAAAAGATAATATTTGTCTTTTTAATTGTTCATATTTACCAATTGATAGTATTAAATCATTTAGTGAATTATTATATATATTAATGTGTGGTACAGGAGCAGGATTTAGTGTAGAAAAAGAAAACATTGATAAACTTTCTATTATTAAACATCCAAATTCTCAAAGAAGAGATGATTATATAATTGAAGATTCTCGTGAAGGTTGGGCTAAAGCTTTTCAGTTTGGTCTTGAAACATGGTTTAATGGAGAAGATGTTCATTTTGATTTTTCAAAACTCAGACCATATGGTGCTTCATTAAAAACAATGGGTGGAAGATCTAGTGGTCCTGATCCATTAAAAGAACTTCTTGAATTTACAAAAGATATTATTTTTAACGCAAAAGGAAGAAAGTTAACTTCTTTAGAATGTCATGATATTTGTTGTAAAGTTGCAGAAGTTGTAGTTGTTGGTGGTACACGAAGATCAGCAATGATTTCATTCAGTGATCTCGATGATCAATTAATGTGTCATGCAAAAGAATTTCCAATTCCACCACATCGATTTATGGCAAATAATTCTGCTGTATATAAAGAAAAACCTGATACTATTACTTTTCTTAAAGAATGGAGTTCATTAGCTGAATCTGGAAGTGGAGAAAGAGGAATTATAAATGTTAGTAATCTTGATGCTATATGTAAAGATAGAAAATTTACAAAAGATATAAGATTCAATCCTTGCTCAGAGATTCTTCTTAGACCATACGAATGTTGTAACTTATCAGAAGCAGTTATTAGAAGTGATGATGATATTGGAGATCTTGTTGAAAAAGTAACTACTGCTACATGGTTAGGTGTTATTCAAGGAACATTTACACATTTTCCTTTTTTAAGACCTGAATGGAAAAAGAATTGTGAAGAAGAAAGATTAATTGGTGTAAGTCTTACTGGTCAAATGGATAATCCAGAAATTCTTTCAGAACAAGTGCTTAAACAATTAAAAAAAGTAGTAATAAAAGTTGCAAAACATGCTTCTTCTATTCTAGAAGTGAATACACCAAAAGCATATACTTGTGTTAAACCATCTGGAACTGTTTCACAAGTTGTAGATAGTGCTTCTGGTTGTCATCCTAGATACAGTAAATTTTATATAAGAAGATATAGGATTTCTAGTTCTGATCCATTATTTCATCTTATGAGAGATCAAGGAATTTCATATAAACCTGAAGTTGGTCAAACAGAAGATAATGCTACAACAATGGTTGTTGAATTTCCAATTAAAGCACCAGATAAAGCTATTACAATTAAAGATTGGTCATCATCAGATCAACTTAATTGGTATCTTAAAGTTCAAAAAAATTGGAGTACTCATAATGTTAGCAATACAGTTTACGTAAAAAAAGATGAATGGTTAAAAATTGGATCTTGGGTTTATGATCATTTTGCTGAATAGTTGGTGTAAGTTTTCTTCCAATTGAAGATCATAAATATGAATTAGCACCATATGAAGAAATTACTGAAGATAAATACAATGAATTATTAAAATCTTTTCCTAAATTAGATTTTTCAGTATTAGGAGAATATGAAAAACTCGTTGGTGATAAAACTGAAGCAGCTAAACAAATGGCTTGTTCTTCAGGATCTTGCGAAATAACATAAATGAAGCAAATAAAAACATATCTAGAATATAACTTAGATAGTAAAAACATAATTATAATAAGTAATACTTATAAAGGAAGTCCTAAGATGTATTATAAATATGATATCTTGATAGGATCTAAAGAAATTATAACTAAATATAAAAGTGATCTTGTTCCAGAACATCTGCTTAAAACTGGATGGAAACCGAAGGTGGTTTATTTATGAAAGCAAAATTAATTATTTTAAAACACGAACTAAATAATTGGTCAGAAAGATATAAAAAAGAAGCTGAAAGATGTCTTAATAATTGTAGTTTAGAATGTGTTGGATATAAAATAAGACAAGAAACTGTTGATGTAATTGTTGAAATGTTAAACAAAATATTAAATGAAGAGGAAAATAATGAGTAAAGAAGATAAATTAATAGAAGTGTTAAATAATATGATTAAATTAGTAGAACCAATTTATTACAAAGATTTTAATAAGAAAATAAAAGCAATTAATAATGAAGATCTTATCAAATATGAAGAAAAAGAATCTGTTGTTGGAGTTACAAATATAAACAATAATGATTATGCAATTTCAACTTTAAGTATAATTGCTACAATAACTGATATTTTAATTGATAAACGTTTAGCATTTAATGTTGAAGATACTGGAGTTATAAGTGGAGTTAAATTTTATGAACCTTTGGTGTAAATTAGGATTTCATGATTATGAAACTATAAAATCTTTATCAATAAGAGATATAGAAAACGATATAGCTATTAAAAGAGGAATTACTCCAATTCTTGACTATTATACAACTGGAATAACTTCTTATTTTAGTCAAAAAATATGTTTAAATTGTTGTAAGTATATTGATGAAATTACACCAGAAATTAAAAGACAAGAAAAAGTAGTAGATAAATCAAATATTCGAGAAAACAAATTAAAAGAAATACTTTCTAAAAAAGGAATTAATAATGAGTGAAATTAAGTTACAAATAGTTAAAATGTTTGATGATGTTAAGTTACCTAGTAAGCAGAATCCTACTGATAGTGGATTTGATCTTTACGCTTATAGTTTTAAAAAGTACTATCAGAATCATGGTAGTAACTATGAACGACTTTTTGAAGATGATAAAGTAACTCCTTTTATACGTGATGGGGAACTTGAACTGGCTAGTCTTGATAGAGTTCTTATAGGTACTGGTCTTAAGATGACAGTTGGACCTGGATATGAACTTCAAGTACGTGCTAGAAGTGGACTTGCTCTTAAACAAGGATTATCATTAGTAAACGGAATTGGCACAATTGACTATTCTTATCGTGACGAATGTTGTGTTATACTTATTAATCTTTCTAGAAAGAATCAAGTGATTAAACTAGGAGATAGAATAGCACAAATTGTTCCTATGGCGGTTGCTTTGCCTGAAATACAGGTTGTTCAAACTTTAGATGGTGTTGATCGTGGTGGTGGTTTTGGGCATACGAATAACAATTAGTCTATACTATAGGAGATAAATTATGTTTAATATGTTCATACGAACACTTATTAGGGCGATAACTTATAATATAGTTAATGTTCTATTTAGAAAATTAATAAGATTAAAGAGGTTAAAATGAATGTTGAAATAACTACAGATGGAACTCTGCAAAACACAATACTTAAAGTTGATGGTAAGGATATTACCAAAAATAACAAAGTAGTAAGTATAAGTGCTTATGCTTCTGCTCCTTTTAAAGGACAGGTAAGTGGTGACATTTATAAAGGTCACGTTGGTGTAAGTTATGAAATAATGGATGATAAAGGCACAATTGAACGACTTTCTATAGGAAGTTCTGAAACAGACTACGTAAAAGGCATCGGTCAGAAGATTAAACAGAATGATCAGGTATTGCAGTATCTAGGTCAGAATATTCCTGCAGAGCTAGACGTTATTGTAGATAAAATTGTAAAACATTGTGAAGATAATAAGATAGCATGTCCCGCTAAAGATGTTCTTGTTACGAGAACAAAAGAATCATTGATGGATAAAGTCATTGATCTTGGAATTAAATTGGAGAATTAAAATGTATAGTAAATGTAAAAAAGGCAAAGGTTCTAAAGGAAAATGAGTAAAACTAAACCAATTGTTATAAAGACTGGTAATACTTTTAAGGGACCAGGCTGGAATGGCCAAAAAGTTCAACCTGTGGTACAACCCAAACCACAAAAGACTTATGATCCTAAAAAAGGAAATACTGGAATTGCAGGATAGTTGCATATAAAAATATTAGAAGGGCTATTCTATATATGAGGTCCATCTTACGATGGAATAAGTTATAAAATCTCCCTTTCTACTGGATGTCCCTCAACATCCTTTCCTCAAGCGGCTAACGTTCTGTTAGCCGTATTTATTTTATACCTATACTAATTTTATGACGCAATGTATATTATGTAACTTTAAATGTGAAGAAGACTTATGTAAAAGACATAAGAAGTTATATGTATTTGATGCATGTCTTAATGGATACCGATTAAAGAAACGCACATCTGGAAGCCGATATACACAAGCTAAATTTCATAAAACAGAGATTACTCTTACAAAAATACTTGAAAAACGTTATGGAAAGAAAAATGTTATAACATCTTTTCATCCATTATGGGCAGTAAGTACAAAAGGAGTTTTACTCGAATATGATATTTATATAAAATCAAAAGATATTCTTGTGGAATATAATAGTATCATTCATTATGAATGGACTAAGTTCTTCCACAAGACAAAACTAGAGTTCTTACAACAGCAAAGGCGCGATAAAAGCAAAGCGCGTCTAGCTAAGAAAAATGGTAAAAAATTAATAATTTTTAAATATGATGAACCGTTGTTTAAAGATTATATTATAAATAAAATTGAAGGAGATAAATAAATGGAATCGATGATTATTAGAGGAAGTGATGCAAGTGGAATGTATATTGCAGGACCTCAAAGATATTTTAATGTTGAAAGTGTAATGTTTGATGTTCCAATAAGTGCTACTAATGATGCTACTGTAACATTAAGTGGTGCTCAAACTGGAGAAAAAACTTTTAATAGTACAACGATTGTTAATGTTCCTTTTAAAGCAAATGAAGATGTATATATTACCACGTCTGGTTTTCTATCAACATATCAAGTTGTTATAAACTATACTCAAGTAGGAGACGCATCATCTTATGTACAGTCAGATATTTCTAGAGTTTCAGGTGGTGGATACTCAGTACCTTGGAGATTCCAGTAAACTATCATATAATTTAACAACTTGGAGGAAGCAGCATGTCAGAAGTAATAAGTTTGATAGAAAAAATTACTGGATTTATAAATCCTCAAACATCATTAGTAATAATAGTTTTTTTAGCAGTACTTGTAATAATATCAGTAGCGGGAAATGTTGGGATTGACTGGAATAATAAAAAGATAACATTTGGTAGTGGTAAAAATAAAAGATCATGCGCAGATTGTGTTAATTATCTTTTAACTAAAAGAACAACATTTGAAACTTTATATTATAATAAACAAAATAGTATTCTTAGACAACAGATGATTTTTGCAGAACATAAACTTCTAGAAATGGAACTTTTTGTAGGATATGAATTTAAATGTAATATAAAAGACGAATTACGTCGCTCTTTCAAAAACAATGGTTTTGCTGAAAGAACACCAGTAGAATATGAAAAATATATTCAAGAACGTATTGGTTCTTTAACAACAATGATAGCAGTTACACATCCATCCTTTCCAGCAATAATAAGAGAAATATATGATCATGCTAAAGACACCACCTTAAGAGTTGAATCAGAACTTAAAAAACTCGAAAAAGATTTTATAAAAGATGTAGATAAATTTATAGGAGTATAAAATGCCAACCTTTTCTAAAAGTTCATTAGATAAATTAATTACTTGTGATCCTAAACTTCAGAAACTTTTTAATGAAGTTATTAAATATTTTGATTGTGTGGTTGTTTTTGGTCATCGAGGTAAAGAAGATCAAGATAAAGCTTTTGCTGAAGGTAATTCTAAAGTACAATGGCCTAATGGTAAACATAATACAGTTCCTTCAAAAGCAATAGATGTTGCTCCTTTTATTAATGGTAAAATTTCTTGGGATAGTAAACAGTGTTTATATTTTGGTGGAATTGTAAAAGGTATTGCTACAATGCTTGGTATAGATATAAGATATGGCGGCGATTGGGACAGTGATAATGATGTAACTGATAATAAATTCAATGACTTAGTCCACGTAGAATTAAAGGAATAAGATGTCAGAAATTAATTTAAGAAACGTTTCTAATCAAACAGAACTTGCTATTCTAGGACAAAATAATCCAGAACTTGCTAGTTTATTACAGGTATATCCTCCAGAAATGGCAACTCTTTTAATTAATAATAAAGAAAAACTTGCAAGTATATCTAAACAGATGGAAAATTTTACAACAGTTACTTGTATTAATACAATGATAATGAAGTGTTCTCAAAATTGTGTATATAATAATGTTTGTATTTTCGTTAAGAATGATATACGTCCCGATGGGTTTCCCTGCCCTATCGAGAAAAAAGTTATATTAGATATGGAATTTGACATCGTAAGAAGTCTTGAAATTGATAAAAGTGATCCTATAGAAATGGAAATGCTTTGGGATTTAATCGATGCTAAACTTCTAGATATGCGAAGTAGTGGAGCACTTAAAGATGGAAGACTTACTCAGATAGTTGAACAAAAAGTTGGTCAAGCTATAGTAAGTCGTGAAGAACTTTCTCCAAATATCGAAGCTAAGATGGAACTTAAAAGACTTAAACATAATATTATTGATAGCTTCGTAGCGACTCGTAGAGCCAAGAAAAAATATGGTATGAGTAGTGATCAGAGTACTCTTGAAAAGATGATCAGAGAGGCTGCAATGAATGTTGAAGACCAATTGGAATGACATATATGATTCAGTTAAAAAACGTGTAAATTATATATCTTCGCGTACAAGAAATGTATTAACTAAAAATCAATTATATAATGTTGGTCAAAGAGAAGTTGGAAGAATTGATCAAAAAGAACTTAGACATAATATTAAAAAAAAGTATGATAAAGCAGCGTTAAGAATAAATGAATATGTTTCTACTACTAGTAACAAAACACGTAAACTTCTAGAAGGTAATAAAGCTGGACGACTTCTTACACAGATTGCAAATAAAAAGTATGGAAAACATATTTTAATAGCAGCTGGAACGCTTTTAGCATCTAGTTTAATTGGAAAGATAACACAATATAAATCAGAACCTGTTATACCTAAAAATTATGATCGTGGATATGACATTATGAATGAGACATTAACTGATTTTTCATCTCCAGTTAACTTACTTAAAGCTACTACAAGATCAAATATTATGCCATATTATAGTAGTGTAAGAAAAGGAACAGTTACTTCAGTCAGGTCTGTTCAAGAAAGAAATTTATCTTTATTTTTAAATAAACATGCAATAGGACATACAAGGTATTAAATATGTCATCTATGTATAAACCATCATCAAAACTTGCAAGATCTTCATATATGCAAGGTTTTAAATCAAGCCCATTAAGTAGACAAACTTATAAAAAAATGAGTGCTAATATAATGCCTAAAGTCTCTAGAGGTAGTGATCCTATAATGGCTCAAAATTCTCTTGGACGAGTACGATCAGATAAAAAATTTAATATATATCGTGGTGTTAGCAAGTCACTTATAGGTAAGAGTAAGGTTATTCCATCTCCTATAAGAAAAGGTGGACTTAAAGGTGCTCTTGTTACTGGTGCTGTTTCTATGTTAAATGTTGCAATAATGAAAGGTGCTATGAATCCAGGACGCTTTGAAGTATATGGTCGTATGATGCAAAATTTAGCAGTAGGTAAAAACATGTTGAATAATACTAGACTAGGATTAGCATCTGGAACCTCTAGAATGAACGATATGGGACACACAATGGGATTATCTTTAGCTTTATCTAAATCTCGTCATGGACGTTACTAATGTATCAATATGATCCTTATACTGGTGATCAAATACAACCTCAAAGTAATCTTGTAGGTGAGATTGCTTCATATCCTATTAAACCATCTAGTTATTTTACATTAGCTACATCATATCCAGGAATGTATAGTCCAACTAATGGTGTTAAAATACCTTTCAGAAAACTTGCTAAAGATATTAAAAAAAGTATAAAAAGTCCTGCCATATATAATAGATATAATCAAAGATTTGGTAAAAATGCACTTAAAACTAAATTTGTAGGTCTAGGCTCAAGAGCAATAACTAGTCCATTTTCACTTGGAATGACCGAAAGTGAATGGGTTGGTAAAGATTGGCTTAATAAAAAATCTGTTCAAAAATATAAAAGAGTTGTAAATAAAAATGATTTTAATGTCGCGCTTGGTGAAGCTAAAAAAGATTATCTTAGACAACCAAATACAAATAAAGCATCATGGACTCTATTTAATAGAATCTCTGAAGGATCTAGAATTAAAAACGAAATAGGAACTTATGTTAAAGATGGTTTTGGATTTTCTAGAAAACAAATATTAGCAAAAGGTGCTCTTGGAGTTGCAAAAGTCGGATCTACTATTGGTCTTGGACTTCTTGCTATTGATCTAGCTTCTATGGTTGCTAAACCATTAGCTCAAGCAGCTATAGGAACATTAAACAATCTTGCTACTGAATATCAGAACCGATTTATGCCAGAAATGGGCGGACAACTTGCTTTAAGTTATCTATCTCAAGGCGCTTACACCGAGAGACAAAGAGCTATACAAAGTATATCTCGCTCTTCTTTGAATGCGAGGAGTGCGCTAGGTCAAGAAGCCAATTACATGTAAATTATGAATAATTCAAATATAATAAAAACATTTTCTGATCCACTAATATGGTGTGAGAGTTATTTAAGAGATCCTAGAGATAGGGATAAACCTCTTGTTCTTCGATCATATCAACAAAATATTCTTAAAAATACTCGTAAATATAAGAGCATGATAAGTCGATGGGGTCGTCGTTGTGTTGCTGAAGATAGTCCAGTACAATTATATAATGGAACTACAATTAAAATACAAGATATTAAAGTTGGTTATAAAGTAGCATCTTGGTCTTTTAATAAACAAAAAGCAGTTCCTGGAAATGTAAGTGAAGTATTTAATAATGGTATTCAAGATATATTTGAAGTGTTACTTGAAAATGATTTAATTATAAAATGCACATCCAATCATCCAATTTTAATTTTAAGAAATACTACATATTTATATAAACAAATAGATAGAGATTTATCTATAAATGATATGTGTGTAATTTTAAATAAAGATCACACATTTTCTACTTCTAGAATTGTAGATATAACATATATTGGTAAAAAACAAACATATGATATAACTGTTGATAATTATAGTAATTTTTCTTGTAATTTTATCATTTGTCATAATAGTGGAAAAAGCGTAACTTTCTGTGCAGATACATTATGGTGGGCGCAGGCTTATCCACTAGTACGAATGATAGAAACTAAAGCAATAAAACAGAAGTCATTTAGAGTACTTGTCTTTTGTCCTTATGAATCACAAATTAAAGAACTCTGGAATACTTATACACAATTGATTGGTGATAGTCCATTACTTATGGATCAGTTAGTTAAGATAAGAACTTCTGATATACATCTTATTGAATTTAAAGGTACTGACGATAGTACTCGTGGAAGCACAATTGAAGGATTCACGATTGGTATTAGTTCATCTAACCAAGGTACAAGTTTACGCGGATTATGTCTTGGTGAAAACACAAGAATATCTATGATAGATGGTAGTACAAAAAATATTAAAGATTTAAATATAAACGATAAAATAATATCTTATAATATTAATTCTAAATCATTTGTTGAAGATTCAATTGCTTATATTGCTGATGAAGAAGAAAAAGAATTATTTGAGATAGAATTTCAATCAGGTAGAAAAATACAATCCTCAAAAGATCATAAATTTCTTACAGATAATGGATGGAAAAAACTTGAAGATATAACATTATTTGATAAAATTAAATCATCTTTTAATTTTGTAACAAATTCAGTAACAAATCCTCAAGATGAGTATGTCAAAATATGTGCATATTTAATAGGAGATGGATGTATATCAGATAATAGAATTAAAAACAGTACCATTCCTTTTACTAATACTAATAAAAAATTAATAGATGATTATAAAAATTGTCTAAAAACTTTAGGATTTTATTTTAGTGAACAAAGAAAAAAAGAATGGGTAAATAAACAACCAATAGATATAGTTGTTACTGGTTTTAAAAGAAAACAACCAAAATTTTATCAATTTTTAAAAGATTATGAGTTATTAGGTAAAATTCATAATACTAAAAGTGTTCCAGATATAATTAAAAAATCATCTACGTTAAAAAAAGCATTATTTTTAAGACATTTATTTTCAACTGACGGCTGGTGTAGTTTATATATATCTAAACAAAATTATAATCAGTGCGAAATAGGATATTGTTCAACATCCTTCAAATTATGTCAAGATATTCATGATATATTATATCAATTTGGAATATATAGTAAAATTCAAACTAAATATTATTATGTTAATAATATCAAATTTATTAAATATGAATTAAAAATTAGAAGTAAAACTAATATTAAAACTTTTTTTCAAAAAATTGGATATATTTTTGGAAAAGAAAATAGTTGTAAAATAGTAGATAATATTGTTAGTGTTGGTGTTCATGCTGATAAAATTAATCCAGAATATGAAAAAATAATTTCTATAAAATCTATAGGTTTAAAAAAATGTTATGATATTACTACAAAAAAATACCATAACTTTATAGCAAATGGAGTTATTACTCATAATTCTGGAGATATGGTTTTTATAGATGAAATGGATTATATTCCATCTGATATTATGGAACAAGTTATATTACCTATTACTACAACACACGTTGATGTAAGACTTCGAATTTGTTCTACTCCTAGTGGTAAACGTGAGAAATTTTTCCATTTTTGCTCAGATTCAAAACAACTTGGATGGTTTCATACTCATATACAATCATGGCATCCAGATAATACTAACTGGAGAAGTATAGAACAAGCAAGAAAACTTGGAATACCAATAGAAGAAAGTACTGAATTTCAAGTAAGACATAGTACAACAACTTCTGCTTTTGAACGTGAATATGGTGCTGAGTTTGGTGAAGAATTTGGTGGAGTATATAAACATACACTTATAAATAAATCTATTACTAAATATAATCGTAATATAGATACAAGAGATCTAGATGTATTTGATCCTGGATTTGAACAAAATCCAGAACATAAATATATTGTTGGAGTTGACTGGAATAGTTACGTTAATGGTGGTCAGGTTGTAATGGTTGAATACTGTAGTACTCCAACATTGCATACTTTTTATGACGATGATAGACAAGAAGATGTTATTGTTGATTTCACTGGCAAATATAGATTATTTTATAGAAGAAGTATAAAGTCTCAAGAATCCACACAACGTATGACTCGTAATGAAGTTATAAGATTAATGACTTATTATAAAGTTGATTACGTGTATGTTGATTATGGAGCTGGTGATACTAATATCGAAGAATTATCTCTTTATGGAAGAGGTCATCCAGAATTAAAACTTTCTGAAAAATTAGTCGTCATAGATAGTGGTGCTGTTGCTGAACATTATGATCATATAATTGGAAAAAAAGTTAAAAAAAGAAATAAGACTTTAATGGTAAACTTTTCAGTAATATCTCTTGAAGAAGGAATGTTTTTACTTCCAAAAGAAGAAGATCAAGATACTAGACTTGTTGGTCAGATGAGAAGTTATGTTGTTAAAAATATAACAGCTCGTGGAGAATATTCATATGAAGGTGATGATCATATACTTGATGCTTTTAATTTAGCTATATATGGATTTCAACAAAAGTTCGGTCAATTGATGGCATCTAGAATTAAGTATGATATAAATATTACTGCTGATCCTAGAATGCAATACTTTCCTAAACGTGCTGGAAATATAACAACACCTATTCCTATTAAGATCAAAAACTCTTATAGTACACCAATAAGAGATCCTGAAAAACCATTGGCCTATCCTCATAAAAATAATCGATCAGCATTTCCATTGGTTGGTGCTGGACGATCATTACATTTTAATACAAGACGTGGATCTTTTTAATGGATAAAACATATCAAATATCAGAGTTTATAAATAAAAGTTTACCTCCAGAAGTTCTAGAGCAACTTAAAATAGTTGATAGAGTTAAACATTTTCTTAAACCAACAACTGTATCTTCAATATCACAAATAGAAGATCAACCAGAAAAACCTACAGATCAAACTCTTTCAACACAAAGAGAAGTTGAAGATGAGATTGATAAACTTATAGATGATGTAAAGGATTTTGAAGATCTTGTAGAACAACTTGAAGATCTTGCTGATGAACATCTTAAAAATATGGCAATACCTTCTGAAAATAATCTTGTATCTGATGCAGTAAATAAACTTGGTGGTAAAGATGGAGTTATAACAAAAGAAATTCTTGATAAAGCTCAAGCTATAATAGATTATGTTCCAATGATGTCTTTAGGACAAGATCCAGTATTAGCAGCTTTGCTTGGTGATGGAGTTATTGATGGACCATATGTAAGTTGTAATGAAATAACATCAAATATTGGAAGAGAATTAAAATTAAAAGTTAAAGGTATAAATTCTGCAGAAGTAGTTATAAAAGATCAAGCATCTAAAATGAATGAAACTCATGATGCAAAAATGAAAAATTTTCTTATAGAATTTATATTACAATTATGGTGGAATCAACTTTGGCCTAAATTTGTTGTTGATCTTGCTATAATAAATCCAAATAGAATTCTTGCAACTCCTCCAGATAGTGTTGTTTGTTTTTTTAAAAGTATAAAATGGAATGGACAAACATATCCTAGATTTAGAAGAAAACCAAAAGATAGTATTACTGGAACATCTAATTCTGGTTATAGTGACGCCAATGGACCAGTTAATAAATTGTTAAATAAATTAAGAATGTTATTATTATGTAAGTTACCTAAAAAGTTTTATAAAAACTATAAACCAGATGCTAAATTAAACTGTCCAGAAGATCAATTAAATGATTGCGTTGCTAAAACTGATAATCCAAAAGATATGTCTGGAAGTAAAGATTTATCTGATCTTGAAAAAATATATAATGATATAGATGAAAATTCTCCATGTTTTGATGTAAATGATTTAATTGGTAATATGTCTTCAGATCAACCACAAGGATTTGGATGTCCTCCAGAATGTATACAAGCTGCAAAAGTTATATTAGATGCAGTAATGGCTGATGCATTAACTCCATTAGAAAGTAATGTATAATGAGTTATATAAGAAAAAATGGATACGTCCAAGGAGCTTTATTATTTCTTCCTCAAATTAAAAAATTAAGAGAAACTCTTGAATTTGAAAAATTTCAATGTAGAGTTCTTAAGGATGATGAACGAACACAAGAATTTAAAAAGAAAACAGAAGAACTTAAAGATAGTATATATGCTTTTAGATATAATAATATAGAGTCTGAAAAAATGACTGAAGCAGGAAAGAAATATGAATCAAAAGGGACCTAATAGTCAAATAGATGTTGATCAATTTTCTACTGGTATTAAAAATGTATTTAATACTATAGAACATCCATCTATTACAAATATTCTTGGAACTCCTGGACAAGAATTAAGAAAACGTAGTGAATTATTATCTCAAATGGTTAATAATTTAAATAAACCAATATTAAAAGCTTTAGCTAATGATATGCTCACTACAATGGTTTCTTGGCTTGATGATCCTCAAGTGTTATGCTGTCTTATACAAGGAATATGGTCTTCTTATGTTGCTAAAAATGTTAATTTAAGTGCAAGTTCAAAAATTAAATTAGCAGATAGTGATTTTGGAAAGTTTCTAGATAATCTTATAGCATTTGTTGATTTTATAATTATTTTTATAACTCAGGATATTAGAAGATTAGTTATATTCATTCCTGATCTTATTAAAGAAATAATGAACGCAATAATGGGAATGATAATATTACTTATTCAAGAAACTGCTTTTGCTCTTAGAAATTCTGTATTATCAGTTATATTTGAATGGATGGATAAATGGGATACAGAACGTACTTGGTCAAAATGTCTTCCACTTAAACAAATGATTAATATTTTAAAAAAGTATATAAGTGATTATGGAATTTTAGCAACCATATTTGAAAAGATTAAAGGATATATATCTGGATTAAGTATTAAATCAGAAAAAATAGCGAAAGAACTTGTTCCTAATGTTAAAGATCTAGAATTTTTATATTGGTTACGTGATTTATTAATTAAACTTAAACGAGCTTCTTTAAATTTTGATTTATGTATAGACTATGATTTTTTACCAACTTCTGATACAATTAATACAAATAATGATGAAAATAATCAAAAATTTGCTAAAAAAACATACATTGATGAAATAAATGATGAAAATAAAGACTTCCAAGGTGATATTAAAAAACAACAAGGCTATACTATTGGATCAGATGGTACTATTTTTATAGATAAAGATAATACCTTGAATGATAATGGAAATTGGATACCAAGATTATCAAATAGTTTTTTAAGAGAATTTATTCATAAAGAATATAGTATTCCATATGATGTAATAGACAATACTATTACTCGTGGAACATCAAAAGATAATATTCAAGGAACTTCAATTACGTCAGATAATTTTATAATTCAAGATAGATGTGCTAATACACCAACATCTCAAGAAACAATTCAATGGATATTAAATTTGAGGAGTAGATTGAATACATGAGCTGGTTAGATATATTTAAATCAAATTCTAAACAAGAAAAAGAAATTACTACAATAGAAGTTTCTGATTCAGTTATTCTTGCAAATGGTCAAGATAAACGCGAAGTAGATGATCCAACATCTAAATTTTGTTGTCCATCTCCAGTTAAAAGGTATCAATATACAAGACGTAATGTAAGTTATAAACCATCTGAGTATGATCTAGAAATGGTCGCTAATGCAGTTAGTCTAGATGGTATTCTTCGTAGAACTGTTAATATATATGTAGAACAGATACTTAAAAATGGTTATGAAATAAATTCTGAAAACGATAAAATAAGTAAACACGTTGCAAAACGACTTAAAGAAATACAATATTTTACTGGTATTTCATTTTATGAACTTTTAAATCAAATTTCTACTCAACTTGTTACTTATGGTAACGCATACGTTATTAAAGAACGCGCCAGAGATGTAAGCAAATTTGGAAAAGGTTATAGATTATATAATCGTAGTGTTTATCCAATTGTAGGATTATTTTGTGCTGATGCTTCTACTATGGAGGTTGGTCTTAATGATGCTGGAACAGTAGTAACTTATAAACAAGAAATTCGTGGAGAAGCAAATGAATGGGATGAACGAGATGTTATTCATTTTACTTATAATAAAATACCAGGAACACTTACAGGACAAAGTCAGATACTTCCAGTTCTAGATGACGTAAGAGCACTTCGAAAACTTGAAGAAGAAATAGAAATTTTAGGATTTCAATATTCTATTCCTCTTTATCTTTATAAAGTTGGTACAAAAGAAATACCACCAGCTCCTGGAGAAGTTGAACTTGTAAGTAGTACAATAGCTAATATGCCTTCTTATGGAATGCTTGTTGTTCCTGGTCATCACGATATTACTATTCCATCTAATACAAATAGCATGGATATCATAAAATATGTTGATCATTTTAAAAGTAGAATATTTGGTGGACTTGGAGTATCTCCTGTAGCACTAGGTCAGAGTGATACTTCTAATCGTAATACTGCTCAAGTAGCAGATCTAGCAATGCAAAGTATTACTAAATCATATCAACAAATTGAAAAAAATAAAATAGAACTTGAATTATTTCGTGAACTTATGCTTGATGGTGGATTTGATAGTATTGATGATGAAGTTGAATTTAGATTTCCTGAAATTGATATTGAAACTCAAATTAAAAAAGAAACACATATTATAGCAAAATGGCAGAATAATCTTATTACAAGAACTGAAGCTCGTAATGAAATGGATTATGAAAATAAAGTAAAAGATAGTGATACATTTTTAAATACAGTTGATATTCCTAAAATTGAAGCTCAACAAAAAGGTCAAATGGAATTAGCAGAATTAAATAATGCTAATGCAGTTAAACTTGCTAAGTTAAAACCAGCACCATCTGCTGGTGGAGAAAAAACTTCTACTCCAGCATTACCTAAACCAAATTCTGGTGGAAAATCAGTTACCAAAGTTACACATACAATTACTGCTCCTAAGAATCAAAAATCTACAAGTAATAAAGTAGCTCCAGCTAATCAACATGGAAAATCTACAAGACCCAAATATGTTAAAAATTCTAGTGATAATATTTTTGATGGATTATCATTATTTAATAACGATAATTTTTCTAAAACACTATCAAAAAATATAACTGATTATTTATATGAAGAACTTGATTATACTATAAATAAGTTATGTTCTTTTTATCATAAACCAAAGTTTGAAATTAATACAGATATAACAGATAAGTATTTTTCTGGATTAGACATGATAATATCTAATAGAGTTTCAACTGCGGTTAAATTTTTAGATGAATATGATAAATTAGATTTATATAATCAGAAGACAAAAGAGTTTGTTGATGATCAAGTATCTAAAGTTCATAATTTGGCTAAAATTCTAATGTACAAAGAATTTGATATTAACACTATACTAATATCAGCGGATAACTGCGATAAACACGCAGATGTTATTATTAATCTAGATAATTTTGATTATAGTAAACTTCCACCATTTGGATATCAATGTAAGTGTGAAATAAGTGAAGAGAATTTAAATGAGTAAAATTGAATTACCAAATAGTATTGATATTAAAATAAAAGCAACACATTTTGAACCTTTTATAAATAAAAATGCTGTAAAATATACTGAAAAAGCTATTAAAGCTGGAGTTAATTCTTGGATTAAACCTTATCAGAAACCTCAACTTACAGGTCATGATAAAAATTCTTCTCCGCTTGGTAGAATAATAAATTGTGAAATAATTAAAGATAAAAAATCATCTGATGAACCTTCCAATTATATAAGACTTTATGCTAGAATAACTGACAAAGATGCTATTGAAAAGATCCTTGATGGGCGTTTTAATACTGTATCTGTTGGATCTAAATCTTCTAGAGTTCTATGTAGTGAATGTTCCCAGGTAATTACCGAAGATGGTCTTTGTGACCATAAAAAAGGTTCTTATAATGAAAAAGGAGATATGATCCATTGGGTCATTGATCAAATTGAATATACAGAAGATTCTTTTGTAAACGAACCTGCTGATGAGTATGCTGGTATTGAGGAAGTTAATTTTGGTAATGGTTGGATTGAATATCGTAACTTTCTAGATAACAGAGAAACTCATCTTAAAGAAATATCTATGGAGGATTGCATGACAGTACAAACGGATGCCAAGTTATCAACTGAGGCAAGAAATAAACTTTCCGAAAGTGTATTCTGCGGTCCTGGAAGATCTTTTCCTGCTCATGATAAAGCTCATGTACTTGCTGGTTTAAAATTAATTGGAAAATCAAAATTTTCTGATTCTACTAAATCAAAAATTAAAGCATGTCTTTATAGAAAAGGTAAAAGATATGGAGTAGTTCCTTCTGAAGATGAACTTAAAATTGATACCATTGAAAATTTATTAACATTTGGCGTCGATGATGAATGGACTACTGAACAACGGACTGAACTGGAAACTTTTTTTAAAGATAATCCAGATGCAGATCTTCCAGACGCGAATGATACTCAAACTGATAGTAATACAGTTACATCAGATGTTAAAATAGAAGATATGAAGAAGCCAGAATTAGTAATTCTAGCAAATAAACTTCAAAAAGAATTTGAAGATCTCAAGAAATCAAATCTTGATGCTTTAACTCTTCGAGATAATAAAATAACTGATCTAACAAAAAAACTTTCTGATAGTGAAACTTTAGCACTTCAAAAAGAAGATGAAATAAGCAAATATCTAGATGATCATGCTATTTTATCAAAAAAATTGAAAGATTCTTTAGTTTTTAATATTATTGATCTTAAAACGACCGATAATAATAATGAAGAGTCTAAGATTCTTATAGAGAAATATTCTAAACGATCAGTTGAAAGTTTAAATGATACTCTTAATGATCTTAGAAACTTAAAAATAGATAACAAACAAAATACTGAAGTGAAAGTTGTATTAACAACTTCTCAAGCAGATAATTCTGATAAAAATTTAAATGATCAGAAAAATGACGGAGATAAATTCAAACTCTTCGATCAAGATAGAAGGTCAACGGAGGAATAAAACATGACTATTTACAATGATCGTCTATCATTAAACCAGGGTACTATACAAAAGCAGGATCTTCGTACACGACCGTCCAAATATGCTCAGTCTAATCTTAGAAATTGGGCATTTGAACAGTCTGAAGGAGTACGTCCAGCTGAATATATGGGTGTGTATAAGTATCTCCCTGTAGAATTTCAAGATGTTAATACTGAAGATTGGGTAGTCTTACAGAAGGGCCGCATTGTTAGTGCTCTTGGTATGAATAGCACCAGTCCTAGTGGAATTCCTGCCCCTCAAGGTAGTGGATATATTCCAATTGGTATTAGCGGAGATTATATGGGAACTGGTACTGGAGCTACAATAGTTGTATCTGATGATACTTCTTTCTTTGGTTACGAAGAACACATCGTTAACCTTTTAGTTCCAGCTAATGGTGGATCAGGAACAATTACACGATATTACAGTGCGGATGACGTTACTGCAGGTACGCGAGTAGCAGGAACTTTTGCTGCTGCAACTGCTTCAGGTGCGGTTTCTTTTGCTGCTAATATTCCTATTGGTGTTGCTTTTCATGATATTTATCAAGATATACGCGGTAAATATCTTAACTATAGAATGCATCCAGATGGTCAGCATATATTAACTGACTGGTACGTCGAAGTACCTTTCGTTAATAGTGTTTCTACTGGTGATGCAGCTACTTTCTCAGGTGTTCCACTTAATGCGAGTGTAAATACTTGGGGTCGATGGCGTGAACTTAATAAACAGTTTACTTATCTTTCTTTTGATAGTTCTTCAACGAACTATAGTGTAATTCCTGGAGCACTTATTTGTCCTGATATTCAGGGTAATTATTCTCTTCAGAATAAAACAACTACCATGCTTGCTGGTGCTAATGTTGCCGTATCTGGTTTTGTTTCAACTCAGGGAATTGTCACATCACAGACAGTTGGTAAACTAATAGCATTAGATAGTCGTTTTCCAAAAGATGATCTAGAAGATGTTCTTACATATCCTCGATCTGGTATGCCTGGTAGTCAAACTGGTGGTATCATAAAGAATCTTTTTGATTTCGTATACTATTGTTTATACATTGGTAATGGAACAGCCCCAACTATTGAGGCAATATACAACGGAATTCGTTCTGGAGTATTTGGTCTGGCCCGAATCCAGCTGCATGTATCATAATTATAGGAGAAAAATATTATGCCTTTCATGACAATTAGAGATCAAGTCGCAGCTGAATTTTTCCCAAAGAAAGAAGATAGAGTTAAATATACTAATGTATATGACGCTTTTACTTCTCGCGGACGGTTAATGGATTCTGACGGCAATATTAATAAATATGAACTAAAAGATTTAGTAACAAGAGAAGATCTTATGCGGTTTATGCCTCAAACGGTAGAAACTGTTGTACGAGAAGCTATTGAACCTAATCTTTTTATAATCGATCGACTCTTTCAGAGTATTACTATCGAACAGGGTAGTCGTATACAGATTGGTGCTATTGGTGCCATGACTGCTGGACGAGTTGGACAGGCTGGAGAATATCCAGAAAAAATGTTAGACCTTGATGGTGGAGACATGATTGCTATCACTACTGATAAGTATGGTATCAAAATTTCTCTTACTGAAGAGGTTGTTTCTCAGAATCAGTTTGATGTCGTAAACGTTTGGCTTCGTGCTGCTGGTAAAGCAATGGCTCGTTGTAAAGAACGTATCGGTATGAAACTTATAAATGAGATGGGATATAAGGTATTTGATAATGCATCACCTTCTGCTTCATATTGTGGTAGTACAACTGGTCGAAATATCGCTGGCGTTACTAATGGAAGTATGACTGCTAATGATGTATTTGAAATGTATGCTTATCTTCTAAATCGTGGATTTACTCCAGATACTCTTCTACTTCATCCTCTTGCTTGGAAGCTTTTTGCAACTGATACAGAGATGAGAGAAGTAGTTCTTGCTGGTTCTACGATTGCTCAGGTACAGGGTGGAAAACCAGTATCACAATGGGGTGGAACATCTCATAATGGTTATGGTCTTCGTACAACTGGTACTGGTAATGAGAATCTTGCGGGTAGCGTTCCTAAAGGACCAAATGCTTGGACTCAGACATTGAATCCTCTTGGTGCAACATGGAATGTACGACCTGCATATCTTCCTTCTCCAATACAAGTAATTGTAACTCCAATGGTTCCTTTCTCATATGGAACTGCTGGAATTGAACGTATGGATACTGGAAGTACTTGTAACGTCATTATGGTTGATAGTAGTAACTGTGCAGTAATTGGTCAGAGCGAAGCAATTCGTACTGATCGTTGGACTGATCCTGAACGGGATATAGTCAATATTAAACTACGTGAAGCTTATGGTATGGCTGTTCTTGAACAGGGTAAAGGTATTGCTAAAGCAAGTAATATAGCTATTGCTAAAAATTACAACTTTGAGAATTACAATTCTCAGACTTTATCAAACTTTGATCCTACTACAGCTCCTAGTGGTTTCTCAGCTGCAAGTCCTAATCTACCGTAATTGATAGATTAATTAGTTAGTTTTTATGAGGCATTGGGGCCAACAGCCTCGATGCCTTTTTTATTAATTCAAAAACAAAGGGAGTTTTATGAATAAATCTAAAGAGGAAAAAAAGAAACCAGAATATAAGTTACCAAAATACTTACGTCTGGCTAAAGGATCGATGTGGCTTGATACTGAAGGTGAGGAAGCTTCTGGTGTTAGGTTATATTCAGTTAAAGAAGTGTTTGTTAGTCGTGATATGAAGTTTGAAATAAATGATGGAAAAGTAAAAGTATTTGCTACTGATGTTCCAAAAGATAGATATAATAATAATAATAATGTTGATTTTGGTAAAGTAGATAGTGATCTTCCTTGGTATGTTGATACAACAACTATAGATCCATCTAAATTATCGCATATTCTAACTGCATATAAACATGGAATTCTTATAGCTGCAGATCCAGATAAAAAACCTGGAGAAGCTAAAGAAAAAGTTCAAGATAATGATTTTGGTTATGAAAAGAATGGTGATCGAATTTTTGTTGGTAAAAATAAAGAAATGTTTAAGAAACTTCAAAATCTTACTTTTAATAAATTAAAAGAATTTGTAGCAACATCACCATTAACTGAAGCATCAAAAAGAAATCTTATAGATCTTTATGATTATGAACGTAAAGGTTATAATGCTTTAGGAAGACTTCGATTAGAAGTTGTTGATTTAATAAGAGATAAATTAAAAGAATATGGTTCTGGAATGTCTGATGTTCGTATAAATGAAGATTAAGGAATATAAATGAAAGTCATAGATCATTATCCAACAATTGGAGCAACGGGAATTTATAGAAATCAAAGTATACAAATATATTTTGATAAACCTATTGAAGCAACAAGTATTGATTGGCAAACATTTTCACTTAATGATAGTAATACATTTACTTCAGTTGTTGGAGATCTAGGACCTATATGGGCTTCTGGTATTAATCTTAGTGGTGTTACAAGTGGACTTGTATTTACTCCATCTGTAGCACTTCTAGCAAATACAGAATATAGTGTTTATATATATCATGAACCTAATAGTGTTATTGCTAAAGATGGTGATTTTGTAAGAAAAACTTATAGTTATAGTTTTGTAACTGGAACAGGATATTATAGTAATATAATTATTCCAGGAATTCCAACTGGAATTGTTGATTATAGTAATCCAGATCCTAACACAGATTTATATAATATAACTAATGGAATATATGTAACTAAAACTACTCCAACACATCAAGCAACTAATTTTCCATCAGCAAGTGGACAGATAGATATATTTTTTAATATTCCATTAACAATTTCTGATAGTGATATATCTGGATGTATAGATATTCAGATAACTGATGTTTTAGATTAGAGAATATAATGGCTTACAATATTAGTATTTCTGGAAATGTATATCAAGTTGATCATGTTAATCTTACTGGAAGTTTGGTATCAATAGTATTTCCTGATGGATTTGAAAATAATAAACAATATGAAGTAACGTTAAGTAATAATATTTCTGGAGAATTTAATAGTTCAAATTATTATCTAGAAAATGGTTATTCTTTCTGGTTTACCTCTACGTATTGTCCATTATTTACAACCGTAAAGAAAATACATCTTACTGGTGGTCCTCAGACTGAAATGTTTCTAGATGACACGATAAATAAGATGATACATAAAAATTCTATAGATGCAGTTGATCTTTATAATTTATATAATAATACATCAGTAGCTTATGATTATTGGGGATGTACAGCAAGTGGAGTTCCAACTATATTAAGACGGTATGTAGAATGTAAAACTGCTTATGATCTTATATCTCTTTTAAAGATGTCTGGAAGTTCTAATGAACAACTTAAAACTCTTGGAGATCTAACTATTAAATATGATACTAATAGTAATGCTTCTAAAGATGATCCTAATCGATTAAAAGAACTTTATGATTGTTGGAAAACATCTTTAAATACTTTTGGTAATATTAAAAGTACGGTTCGTGGTTTTTACGACCAGAGCAAGCAGTTCCGACATCCAGTTTTGGAACCAGCATATAATAGAGTAAAACAACCAGTATATCCAATACAAAGAAATTACAGTCCTGGTACGATTGGTGTTCGAGGTTTTTAATGAACTGGTATAAAAATAATATAAGTACATCTTCAAGTGAAGGTATTGATCTTAGACAAGAACTTAATTGGATTCTTTATGGTCGTAGTAATCCTCCTAGAAGTCCTAAAGGTCATTGGGTAGTATATCGTAGATATGATCAATGTAGTAAATCTGAATTTTATAGTACACGAACTCATGAAGGTGTTGGAGGACCAGCGTATAATTTTACTGATGTTCTTTTAAGAACACGAAGAGTTCCATCTAGAAAACGTGCTGATATGTTAACTCCTACAAAATTAGGTGCTGATATAGGAGATACATATAATTATTATTTTGAATATACTGTTAATCCAAAAATGGGTGATCATATAATTGAAATTGATTGGCCAGATCATTCAATTAAACCAACGGATATATTATCTCTAACCTTTACATGTAAATATCTTATTAAACGTGTTCATGATTATCGTTTAGATAATGGAAATTTACAGTATTATATAATAAGTTGTGATTATGATGAGGTTAATTATTAATGAATGAAACTGATTTTCGTTTTGTTGTTGTTGAAAATAAACAAAATGAACCAAATAGATTACAACTTGAATATTCATCTAATCCTCCAAAATTAAAATCTGTTGGACATATAAATACATTGTATGAAATGCATGAACTTATGTCTAGATCACTTGAAATTTTAGCACCATTTAAAGATGATTGTCAACCATATGAAACTCAAAATACTCATACTACGTCTGGATTTAATATTAATAATGTAATTAAAAATTATGGTATTTATTTTGCTCCAGATTTTCCAGATTTTCTTGTTCCTAAAATGACTCCAAAAGAATTTAAAGCAGCACCTCAAATGGTACGAAATGCTATTACTTGGGGTGTCGTAAGACAAGAACCTGGAACAATATCACAAGATGATCCATTTAGAGGTGTAAGAGAATTAAAAGCTAGAAATCGTGAGTTTATAACTTATTATAATGCTTTTGGAAGAATGAAAAATACAAATATTACAACTTATAATGATAAGTTTGCTTATATAAATATTAAAGCTCAAGTATTTGATAATCTTGTACAATATAATATCTGGAGTAAATCTAACTATGAGGTAGAACGTCTTACTGAATGGTTTATAGATGATTATATGGATAATTATATTGGTATGTTTAGAGAAGCTGGAATTGTTCAAATGTACTATGATAGACGTGTTAGAGACAATGTAATTGAACAAACTAAAAACGGATATCATTTAAGATCAGTGCTATACTATATAAGAACTGAACGTATAAAACCTGAAATTGTCGGTCCTATAAAGCAAATTACACTAAATGTTAGTGTTGAAAGCCTTCAAAATCTATTAAAGATTGAAGAAGGAAATAGTATTGGATCTACTAATGATATATTATTATCAAAGTGGATTCAAAGAAACCAACTTGGAGGATAAATAAATGCCTATAGCTAGAGAAATAAATCTACCCTCTCCTGCTACATATGTCCAAGATTATGGTCTCAATGTTTCTCCTACTCCTACTCAACGAAATAAAAAAGTCGTTGTTATTGGTACAGCTGAAGATGGTCCAATGTATGAACCTATTCAGATTGAAAAACCAGAGGATGCAGAATATGTCTGGGGAAGACTTGGTGCTGGTGATCTTGTTCGTGGTGTCTTCGAATGTTGGGATGTTCAAGGCGGTCATCCTACTGTTGTAGGAGTTCGTATTGGAAATGGTGAAGAAGCCTCTTTAGATATCGAAGAATCCACAGGTAGTGGATCAGATACTGAACTTGGTGGTAATGCCACATCTTTAAAATTAGAAGCTCTTTTTCCTGGAGCAATATATAATCAGATTAGTGTAAGCTATGATGAAAATAGAGATGTTGCAATATATAATCCTAAAACTGGAGTTACTTCTACTTTTTCAGTTGATACAGAACGACCAACTAATCCTAACGTAGATGCACATAATGTAGCCGAGTTAGTAGACGCAATAAATGCAGATCCTAATTTAAATAGTATTTTAAAAGCGACATATTCTGGAATATTAACAGATTATGAAGTATGTATTAGTGGAAATAGTACTGGTGTAAATAATACTTCTACTTATGTTGAAGTAAGTTTACCTGATTTAATCAGTAATAGTTATATTACTACTTCTGGTTATATGATTCCTAATCCAATTCATGGAGTAGTTTCAGCTGGAAATGATATTATAAATGTTGAAGCAATTGAAGCTGTAAGTATTTCTGAATGGGAACAGATACAGTGTGCTGGTAAAACTACTAACAAATTAGCATATATGCCATTGGATGGTAAAGCACCAGCTCGATGGAATACAATACAATCATTATATGATTATAATAGTGATTCAGAATATATTCAAGATCCTTCTGGTAATATAGTTTCTGAGTATATATATAATCTTAATAGTGCTCTTATGGATGGTGGTACTGGAGAAGGTGGACCTACTAGATCTGGTGGTTACTTTGTTACTGGACTTCCTACTAATACTATTCGAGTCACCGTTCCTCTTTGTATTGCAGATAATGAAGAACTCGTAAATAGTGGTGTTGCGGATGCTTATATTAATAGTTTAATTACATCTACTTATGCATCATATTCTGGTGTTGGACATAGATATGCAACTTGTTCTGGAATTGCTACTAAATTAGTAGAAGGTGTTGCAGTTCGACCTTCTGGTAAAATTCAGATTCAGGCTGCAATGTCAGATGATCCAAATGATTTCTGGCAGACTCTTCCATATGATGGAATATCTGGTATTTATTTATCAAGTTATTCAGCGGGTGTAGCAGTATTTTCAATTGGAGCAAATGCTTATGCAGATAGTCCTATTATGCAAACACTTGTATCATCTGGAAATATTATACGACCTGATGTATATCTTAGAATAACTGCTAATACTGTAAAAGGATTTTTGAATGAGAAAGAAAACTTAAATGCTTTATCAAGTGCTTCTACTCTCACAGATTATTTTGTTAGAGGACAGGAAATAGTATTTAATACTCCTCCTTCTTTTAATGTTACAGTAAATTATGGAACTAGGATTGAATATGAACTTGGAAGCAATGTTACATTAAGTGATGCTGCTAATGGTAAATTTGTATTTGATGACGCAGAGCTATTGCCTGGTCCAGGAGGTGGTCCTTTATCTAATACAACAAAATCATATTTACGATTTAGATATACTTATTTACCAACGTGGCCTAATATAACTACTGCTGCTAAAGCAATGTCTGGTGGAAGTAATGGAACTAATCTAAATAGTCGTCAGCGTAAAGAACTATTAACTACATGTTATGATAGACTCCGAAATTATGGAGCTGATCTATGGGTCCCAATGAGTGCGTTTATAGATGAATTAAGTGAACGATTTAATCCAATTACTGGTCTTAAGGAAACAATTCCTACAGACTATATAACTGACATTAATGACTTTCTAGAAGATCTATCTATAAATAATATTCAACCACATGCTATACTTGGTGTTAAACCAATGGATGACGTTAATCAGGCTAATAAAGATCTATGGGTAAAACGACTTACAGAACGTGATCTTAAAGATCCTAATCGAGGTGCTAATATTATGGCTTTGGTTGGAAGTAAGTTTATTTCTGTATCCGCTTTTGAACCTGTATTTCTAAATATTGGTAGAGGTCGACCATATGTAGCAAATGGACAAGCTGCTTATGCAGGTATGCTTGCTTCAATGCCATATGATATATCTCCAACTAATAAATCTATTACTGGACTTCAAGGTCTTAGATTTTCATTGTCAACATCTCAATATGAAGCTCTTAATAGTTCTAGATATGTTACTATGAGAACAAAACCTGGACGTGATCCAGTTGTTGTAGAAGATGTTACTGCTGCACCAGTTGGAAGCGATTTCGTAAACTGGTCAACTTATAGTATCACTGCTGAAGCTGCTAATAGAGTATATGCAATTGCAGAAACCTTTATTGGTAGACCAAATAGTGTAGAAGTAAGAACATCTCTAGAACAGTTAATCTCTAATACTCTTATGAGTATGGCTGGTTTACGAGGATTCGATTTCTCCATAAATAGTACTCCGAATCAACAGGTTCTTGGTATTATCGAGGTCGATCTTATAATTGTTCCGATTTTTAGTATTAAAAAAATTAGAACAACTGTTAAATTGCGTAAAAACTTACCAAGTAGATAAAATAGTTAGGAGTCATGACCTAACTTATAAGGGTAGAGGTAGTTTAACCTATTGCCTCTACCCAAACTTTAAAAATAGGAAAAATAATGAGTTCAAAAACTTGTAAAACATGTAATATTGAAAAAGATGAATCGGAATATTATAAATATAAAAATACATATTGTCGAAGAGATCATTCGTATAAAGAATGTAAAAAATGTTATAATCTTAGAGTTAAAAAATATTGTGAAAATAATAAAGAAAAAAAAAGAAAATCCAGTAAAATATGGTGGGAAAATAATAAAACTAGTAGAAATATAATACGTAAAGAACAACGTTTAAAACGAAATTATGATTTATCTTTAATTGATAGAGAAAATATTTTAAAAGAACAAGATTATAAATGTAAAAGTTGTAATACTGATTTAAAAAATTTAATATCTTATCATATACATATTGATCATGATCATACTACAAATGTTATTCGTGGAATATTATGTAGAGGATGTAATATTGCTTTAGGTTTATTAAATGATGACCCAGATAAAATATTAAAATTATATAATTATTTAAAACCCTTTAAATAATATCAAAATCTTCCAAGTAGATAACTTGGAAGTAAGAAAGGGGGTTAAAATCCCCTTTCTAGTTTTAACAATAAGGAGGTAATTTATGGGCGCAAGTCCTGCTAATTACCAGAATACTGAAAGCGCAGTTGATGGTATTAAATCCACTTATAACGCTTCGGCAGGAACAGATATCGTCGCTACCATTGACGGTATCTTAATTGGAAATTTGAATGGTATAAGTTTCAGTACAACCCGTGAATAGCTTGCGGCCTTATATAGTAATATATATTGAATAACGCCATTAATTGCTGGAACATCCTTATAGGACAATCAGCAGCTACTTAATTGTAGTTCAACGACTATCCCGAAAGGGAGTAGAGTTTAGTAAACTCGAAACATGGCGGTTCTTTGAAAGAACGTGATATAGTCTGAACTTACTGGTAACAGTAAGAGAATGTATGGAAACGATACATTCGTAACATATTTGGAGAAAGCTCCGATTTATACACTGGGTAAATAACACTGCCCACTTTTAGAGTAATCTAATTGTAAAAACATTGGGTGAATTCGGTGAAGGTCTGAAAAGAATAATACCGAGCCAAGACCTTGGTACACTAAGGTAAGGTGTAGAGACTACTGGAGAGATATAGTTCTCTTAATAACCAGTCCAGCGCCCAACATCCTTATAGGATGAAGAGATAGTCCAAAATAAAGAGTGTAGATGCCGTTTCATTCGGCAGAGGTAAGCGTAAGCAACATTGCGCTTGTAAAATTCTGTAAATTGCTGGGATAACCTTATAGGTCAATCAGCAGCCAAGCTTAAGTAGAAATACTTTTGAAGGTTCAGAGACTATTCCGAAAGGAAGTAGGGTCTAAGTAGACTCGAAAGACAGAATAGTTAGAAATAACTAATGATATAGTCCGATCTTTATGGTAACATAAAGAGAATATATGGAAACGATATATTCGTAACACAAATGGGTCATGCTGGTTCGTTAATCTCAAAGTAAAAGGGATCGTATGTTAGTAATAACATATTGCAACTCGTCAAATTGCTGGAATCTCCTTAGAGTCTTAAATACTTAGAAATAAGTGACAATTTTAAGAATTGGACAATCAGCAACTAAATTCATAAGTAATTATGATAAATGCTCAGAGACTAAATGGCGAGATCCTCTATCTAGAGGAATAAGATATAGTCCAGACTACAACCGAAAGGGCTTGAGAAATCAAGAGTAGTAAAGTTACGAACTTTGATAGACATGCATTATATGATATAATGCAAGGTACATTTCAGGACAGTAATGCAGGACCTGCAGATAGGTATAAATATTATGCTAAAACTACAGATATTCCTGCTGGTGGACGAAGTTTACTTTTAGGTAAACAACATCTTGACGCATTAGGAGCACTTGGTTCACAAAAATCAATTGCAAACTATAGCGATCAACTTCCACCAATGACTATCACTTTAACTTCAATGAATGAGTATGGAAATGTTAGTGCAATGCACATACTTGGAGTTGAATTGATTAATGAGGGTTCTGGTGTGTCAATTGATGATATTGTGACAGAAACGCAGATGAACGGTTGTCTGCCTCAGTAGTAATACTGATGATAAAACATCACCATATGCGGGAATAACCTTAGAGTCTTAAGTACCAAAGTGTAACAATCTTAAGAATTGGTCAATCCGCAGGAAAGACTCGAAAGAGAATCCTCAGAGACTTTATGTGATGCTCCTACTTGTAGGATGAAGATAAAGTCCGATCTTAATAGAAATATTAAGCTAACACATTTGGACGTTTGTAGCTCGTGGTATTATCGGTTGGAAACCAATCTCTCAGAATGGTGGAAATGTGAATATTAAAGCAGATGTACTTGCTCAGATGAATAATCTTACAGCAGTACAACAGGCTCAATACAACGGGCTCAATTAGCACAGAGTTTACCATTTAACGCTTAAAAAATTGGGAGGGTTCATGTAACCCTCCTTATACTATCTATATGGCAACGTTTTTCGATAAAATTAAAAATAATATATTTACTCAAGTAGAGGAAAATGTCTCTGCTAATAGTCAGCCATATTTGGGTGGATCGCTTGGTCCAGCAGAAGTTAATCCATTTGCTGAAGATCCAGTAGTAGATTTTTCTAAGAGTAATACATCATATAGTGGTAGTGATTGTACTGTTATGGTACAATTGAATAATAAACTTATTGTCTTAGGTAATCTAGAGACATTCTCACATTCTACGCATCGACGAAAAGCACCAGTAGACGTAATTGGACGATCTCACGCAAAAGGTTTTGTTAGTGGAAGTCGTGTTGTAGCAGGAAGTATGATATTTATTGTATTTGATAGATCTCCATTGTATGATGTTGTTAAAGAAATTAATTACGTTAGAAATGCTTCTGATAGACGTACATCACCATTACCTGATCAACTTCCACCATTAGATTTAATATTACTATTTCATAATGAATATGGACATAGAAGTTTAACTAGAGTCTATGGGGTAGAATTTGTTGATGAGGGTCAGGTTCATAGTATTAATGATCTTTATACGGAATGTACAATGAGTTACATTGCTCGTGATATTGATCAGATGATTGCTTATGATGAACTTAGTGATTTTAAAAATATGTTATTTGAACGTCAGGTTCGAGGACAATTTGTAGATAATAAATTTACTGGATTACTTGAATATAAAGCAAGAGTTGAAAGAGAACTTTCTGATTGTGAAAAAGTAATTTCTGGTATTGATATGGAAACAGATAGACGTGCTGTTGCTGGAGTTTTTACATTAAGTGCTTCATATTGGTTATCTAGACTATCTTATGGAAAAGATTATGTAACACGCGAAGAACTTAATAAAGAAAAAACAAAACAACTTAAAATAAAAGAATATCTACTTACTGAACTTGAAAAGATTAATCAACAAGTTAGAATTTATGAACAGAACGTTAATGTTGGTTTTAATGCTCAACACACTGATGCTGGTAATGTACAATTTGATTACTTATCTCATGCGAGTAAATAATGTGGCCATTTAAAAAATCCGAAAATGATATACTTCAACAGGATTTAAAATCTAAAGAAAATAATATAAAACTTCAACAGAATGCAAGTTTTATAGGAAGTTCTAATGATCCTTTTTCTACTCCTACACGAGATAATTATCAAACTTATCCTTATGATTATTATTCATCCTCTGATTGTAAAATATTTCTAGGAGATATCTGGTGTGATGATATTGTTTCAATACAATATAATTGTTCTCAATCTAAAACTCCAATATATGGATATGCTTCACAAAACTTTGATGCTATAGCTAAAGGTCAGATACTTGTACAAGGAACATTAGCAATCGCATTTAAAGAAGTTGGGTATTTAAATGTTATTCAAGCAACGTTAGAAGCTCAACGAAGAAATTCATCTGAAGTAATATCAAGTAAAATTAAATCTTATCAAACTGAAGCAAAAGATGGAACTGCTAAATTTATACCAAGACTTAATACAATTGGAGAACAATCAGTAGATTCTCAAGTATCTTTTCAGTATTCTCCAAATGGAAGTCCTCAGATAATAAGACAACAACAAACTATTGAACAGATATTAACAAGTAAAAAAGGTAATATTGCTAGTTCTGGAGTTGCTAAAGAACTTGGATTAGGCCCAAGTGATAATAGAGATTTTGAAGATTTTGCTGAAGTACTTGAAGATAGTATCTGGGGTGATAGTAATGGACAAGCAATTAATCTTGTAGATAAACTTAAAAGAGTCGATGAATTTGATTATAATTCAAATGGTGGTATTACTACTGCTAAAGGTAGACAGTATTCTGATGTTTTAAATATTATGCTTACGTTTGGTGACATTAATGATTATCGAGCTGAACATACAATGATTGTTATAAATGATGTTCATTTTACATCTAGTTCACTTATTGTTAACACTGATGGAAATCCTATATTTGAAGAATATACTTTTATAGCTAGAGATATTAATGATAGCATCACTGGTAAGTCTATAAACGTTTCTCCTATTAAACTTAATGTTGGAATTGATAATTTAAAACTGTCTACATTAGAAAACGTTAATGAAATTGAAAAGTTTTTAAATGAAAGAGATTCAAATAGTCAGGTAACAATTAATTTCTTATCTGCTTATAATGGCACTTGGAATGTTTATAATGGTCAGATTATTGCTACTTTTATATCTAATAAAACTGAACCTTTTACTGATCAAGTTTGTAAGTTTGCTGAAAACATTGTTAATGAAATTTATTATCCAGAAATTGTAAATACAAGTTACTCTCAATATATTATAGAACTTGATATGACTGATAATAAACTTACAATGATACTTGAACAAGTTACTGCAAATACTCGTAGTTATAGAGTAATATCTCCTACTCGAAGTGGGTTTGCTGCGGTTAATATTATTTCTAGAGATGATTTATTTCAAGGATCAAGTCTTCCTGAACCAATACAAGACCGACCAATATCTAATACACTAACTCAAAAGAAACAAGCAAGTATAAATGAAAGTACTAAAGTTAAAGAAGTTCAAGTAACATCATCGTATGATATAGAACGTCCATTTCAAGAAGATAGATTAAATATAATTAATGCTAATTTAAAAGAAACTAGATTTGATAGTGTAGCAGGATCACAGGTTTCTGATGATATTAAAGCTAGACTAGGTGATCAGGATGCAAGACTTAGACAACAAAATAAAGAATCTGATCTTGAAAAACAACGTAGAGTTTCACAAGAAATGCAAGATGAACGAAATTTAAAATTAGAAATAGATCATCTAGAACAAAAAGTTAATATACAATTACCTTGGTATGATGTTATTAATCCTGGTATAATTTCTGAACGAAATAAAGAGAAAAAAGAATTAAAAGAAGCTAAATTAAAATATTATAAAGATATTGGAAATTAATATAAACTATACTAAAAGTAGATAAATATTTAAACTATTGACTAAATGTTTTAAAATAAGTATATTATAACTTATGTCTCATAATACTAATTTATGTAAAATTAATGTTGATAAAAATATAAGTAAAATAGTACAATTTTTCTTAGATAAAACAACATATGAAATTATACCATTTGCGTCATGTGAGGGAGATTCTACTGCATATATATCAGTTATTGTTAGATCAAATGAAGCATTTTTAATTATATTAAATCTATTATTTTATGAAATATATTTTAAATTTGAAAGAGAAAACACACATGATTGTATTTCTTATACAATACGTTGGGATAATAAAGATACAAATAAAATTATAGAAAATATTAAAAATTGTGAATGGTTAGAGTTTAATAGTAAAATACAACAAGAAATAACAAGTTTAATATATAATGATAAACAACAGTATGGTATGATTCAAGATGATAGTATTAAAAAAATAATAAGTACAATTTCAACAATATAGGAAAAGTATGACAAAACAAGAAGTTTTAGATAATTTTCATAATTCTATAATTAAATTTTGGTCACCATTTAAAGAAATAGATAAACAATATATTCCATATTTATCAAAAAATAAATATGGAAGAGATGTTATATATATAAAAACACCTAACTGTAATAATGATTGGATATTTGCTATTTTTGATGCAATAAAAGAAATATCTAATATAAATGAAGATGTATGGATTTGTTTTTGTGATATTTGTATTAAAAAAGATCATTTAACAATTTTTTTAGCATCTGGGATAGAAGATATAAATAAAAAAGATAATGATAACGTTTTAGAATTAAATACTAATTCACTTAGGTTAATTAATCCATTTGCTGGATTATTTATAGATTTAAATTTGAATTTAGAAATAAATGAACTTATAAAAATTATTATAGATAAATTAGATTCTGTTGGTGATTATGAACAATTAGGTTTTGAATTTCCAAGTAATAATCAAATGAATGTTAGGTGGAAATATAATAATGAGCGTTATGGATTTGGTATATCTTTTAAAGATAATATCTTAAATAATTAAAATTATAAATTGAGGAGAGATTTTATGGAAGAAAAAATTGTAGAATGGAAAAAATTATATACTTTTGTATATAAAACTACTGTTGCTGGAGTTGATTACTTTTTTAAGACTTTAACCAGAGATGATTACGCAGATATTCTAACAATACAGGCGTCTACTAGAGATCCTAGAGCGTTTGATCACGATCTTGAAGTTTGCAAAAAATGTATTCTTTCAGATTATGATGAAGTTGTAATATCTAAAAAAGCTGGTATTGCTGTTGTTATTGCTGAAAAAATAATGTTATATTCTGGATTTGAAGCCGCTGATGTGACAGAGTTGTAAGTAATTAAATATATAATTATATTGGAGCTTGGGACCTTTAATGGCTCCAAGCTCTTTTTATTTAAAGGAAATATATGACCCGACAAACTAAACTTTATAAAATATCAGCAATGGTAAATAAAACTAAACAAAATATATTTTATAGAGATCTTACTGCTAATGAATATACTTTTATAAATAATATTAAAAATTTAGCAATAAAAGAAGATATCGCAGGTAGAACAGCTATATATAATTACGATCCAGATAAACTTTCATTAGGTGTAAGAATTCAAATTGGCCGTGACGCGTTATCTAGAGTAGATAATATTTTAAGTTCAAAACAAATATTTGAAATAACTATTTCTGAGTTTAGAGCAAGTATTAAATCTGATGATTTTATGTTACTTATTAAACAAATATTATCATGTCTTCCTGGACAATCATATATCGATCTACTTAATTTAACTCTTAAAGATCTTATTGAATTGGCTTGTTTATGTGAACTTTTAATTGGAAAACCATTATTTGATAGTGGTAAAAAAGGTGGACTTGTTAATCCTAAAAATTTAGAAGATAATGGTAAAAGTCTTCAAGATAAAATGAATAAATTACATGGAGTTACAAAATAATGGATTACTCTCCAGACGATCAAAATAGATATTATGATCCGCAGCAAAACACTAAGTCTGATGTAGATGTAGGTACTCTTGCTAGGCAAATTGTATTACCAATGGTTGCTGATGTTGCAGGATTACTTGTAGCAAAATATGTTACACATACTTCTATTTCTAAACTTAAGTCTTGGAGAACTTCACAAAATAGTTTTAAAAATTCTTTATCTAATTCAATTTTTAGTAAAACAGAGAGTTTTAATAAAAAGATACAACCATTTAAAAAATCTATAACAGAAAATCCATTATATAAATCTGTTGTAAAATCTGGTCAAGAAAGAGAAGCTTTATTATCTAATCTTAAAGGAACGTCTAGATATAATACTACGAGAGTTTCTTCAGTTTTTAAAAATCCAAAAACATTAGCATACTCAGCTGCAAAAGTTTGGAAAGAAAATGTATGGTCTGGGATGGCTGCTCAATATGCTATTGATCATATGTTAGGTGTTAATGAACAATGGGGATTAGAGAAGAAATCAGTATATGATATTCCTGGTCAAGCAGTTAATTTTGGTAAATGGCTTGGAGCATCTACTGTATTTGGACTTGGTTTTGGAGGTGCTGGTCCTCTTGTTAAAGCAATGGGAAGTACTGGCTTAAAAGCTACTCAAAAAGTATTTGGTGGTGAATTTGGTAAAAAGGTTTTAGACACTTTATCAATGAGACCTTTAGGTGTTCCTAAAGATTATAAATATACTTCAAGTAGTGATATTTCAGTTTTTAATAAACATGTTATTTCTGATCTTAGAAGTAATGAACAACAAAAATTTGCTGCTAATGCTGTACGAAATAAATTATCATTTGGATCAAATGTTGGAGAAGCATTTAGAAATGTTCAAAATTCTTTATATGTAGCTTCTGATACTTTTAAAGGTGGATGGCAAAGTAGTGGAGTTAATGTAGGTTCTAGAACACGACAAGCTTTAGGTGTATTAGAAACTTCTCTTAAAAATGTTCGTGAGATATTAATCAAGCCAAGAGAAAAACTTACTTCTACTATATCACATCCTGGAATTCAAGCAATAAATTTTCTTACAGAAATATCTAAAAATAAGAATACAAAAATAGATACTGGATCTACTGAATTTGCTAATTTCATGACTCAAGTTTCTAAAGATTCTTATAAAGAAACTGCTGTTGGTAGAATATTTAAATTTTTAAAACCTTTACAAAATAAAGATGTTGTTAGTAATGAATGGATAAAAAATACTTATGGAAATTTAAGTGATAGATTTGCTGATACTTCTACTGCTAAAACTCTTATGAGAAATGTTCTTAATATGAGAGTTGGTCAGAATATTTATAGAGATTGGCGTGGAAGTAATATTAAAGGTGCTGGTGTTGATCTTGGTGCTTTTGATCCAATTCTTAGTATGCGAAGAACAGCATCAAAGATACTTAATCATCAATTTAATTTACCACTTACTAAACTTGGAATGAGTCTTGGAGATATTACTGGTATAAATACATATTTATCAGAAGCTCCTTCATTTGAGTTTTTTAAACAACCTCCAGAGTTTAAATATAAAAATCATGGATCTATTGGTGATCTTGCTGATAATAAATCCAATGCAATGTTTGCATATAACAATGGTAAATGGGCAGTAATAAATAACAATACAGTAAGAATAGTTGATGATAGTGGACATCGATTACGATATGCATCTAAATCAGGAAAAGATAAAGCGTTTGAATTAAAAACTATTGGTGTTAATAGAATGAGAGATGCGTTAAATAAAGAAGATCCTTTAACTGCAGCTCTTAGATATAATCAAATTAAAGAACGTGTTGATTATCAAGATGCTCCAACTAATCCATTTTTACATTATCTAGATCGACGTAATATTGGACTTCCTACAAAGTTAAAAGAATATGCTCAAATAATAACTGATAAATTTCAAGATAAAGAAGTTTATAAACAATATGTGTCTGATTTCTTTACTGCTCCATCAATACTTAATGCAAGAGCATTGCCTATAATTGGAAATATATATGAACGAACTTCTCAGACATTTTCTAGAGTATTACAAAATAAAAATGCTCATCAAATAATAGCACATTATGTACATAATAAAGAACTTAAAGATGACTTTGCTGGAATTGCTTATTCTGATCAAAAGATGATAGATATTTTAGATCGATCTGAATTTAAAGCAGATAGACATATATTTGATAATGATTTTCATCGATCTGTAAAAGAACTTAGAGCTTATCCTCAAAAAGCAAAAGATCATGCAAGTACAAAACGTTTAGGTCCATTTTCTGATATGACATCTAGTGATGTTGTAAGAAAAGATCTAATAGAAGATATTTTTAATAGAGATTTTATTGGTGCTCCTGCTGGACATGCGCATCCTCTTATTGGTGCCGCTGATGATTTATTTACAGCAAGAATAATTAATGATAAAGAAAGAAAATATCTTAAACTTCATGCAAAGTTATCTGTATTTAAAGATGAAGGACTTATAAAAGGTTCTGATCATCATGCAGATTATTGGCCAAGTATTGTTAAGAATATTAATGATCGATCAAAGAAAAATAACTGGGATATTTTAAATGAAATAACAGATTTTATTTCTAATGAAGATATACGTCGACCAAGTATTCGATTATCACAAAATCAAATTATTCCAAAAGATTGGGGTAATTTAAGTGATGCTAAATTATTTCCTAAAGATATTAATCCATATACATCAATACCAGATAATGGTATAGTAATATTTAAAGATATAATAACTAAGTCTACTGATTCAGTTACTACAATGATGGGTGAATGGTTACCATATAAAAAGAGATATTTACAACATCATGGATTTACTGGAAGTGCTAAATATATTGGAGGTATTTTAGGAACTTCAGCAGCAGTATTTGGAGCTTATAGAATAACAGATACTCTTGTTGCTACTAATCCATTATTTGATGACACTTTACTTGGAGATGGTCTTACAGGAGCAGGAGCAGATGCTATAGCGCGAGTTAGAATGGGTGTGTCTAGAGTATCAGACCTAACTGGTATAACGGCTACAATGAAGTATCTGCATGGTTTAATGCCACTTTCTGAAAGTAGTATTCCTGGAGCTGTTGTTGGTGGAATATTTAGTAAAATAATGCAAACTGGACCTCTTGGAACTGCTAAAAATATATTTGCTGGAGCAATTATAAATAGAATAGTTTCTCCATATCTTCCAGATATGACAAAGACTCATAAAGAACTTACTGAGATATATTCTGGAAGACAACAAGTTCCAATCATGAAAGCACCTACATGGTTACTTGGAAGTACTCCTTGGGAAGGAAGTAAAGTAGCTGGATATTCTCCTAACTGGTATGTAAGAGCTAAAAGTAGATGGAAAGAATCTGATAATATGTATGGTTCTGCTTTTAGAAAACTTATACATGAACCATTACCTTTTCTTGGTTTTAATGTAGGAGACATTGTAGATCCATATTTTCTCGAACGTAAATCGTATTGGTCAAGACCTTTCCCTGTAACAGGAAAACCATTTGAAGAAGTTCCAGTAATTGGAGGAATACTTGCAAATACAATTGGTAGAATAATTAAACCACAGAAGACAATGCATCAAGAGTTTTTACAAGAAAGATTTGCTTCTGCAGATGATTCTAATAATCCATATCCTTTTTCTATACGTCCACCAACAGTAAGTGAAGGAATGGAAATAATGAAAACTTCTTCTAAAATGAAAAGTCTTGGAGGAAGAACATTTAATGGTGGTAACGTTAAACAAGTAAATCCAGATTGGGGTGAAACTGCAGCAGAAGATTTCTTATATGACATACAAAATTTTACTGGTCTTAAAGGATTTTTATCAAGTACAATCACAGATAGAATCTTTGGTAAAAATACAGTAACTCCAACCTTTGAAACTGCAGGAAGAATAGCATCATTTAGCAGAAGTTATAGTGATCTTAATCTTGGTGGTATCGGTATGATAAGTGAAGGTATGAGAAGAATTATAGAGAAACCTAAGTATAGACAATATGGAATTAATCCAATTCCAAATATGATGCCTGAATATTTAGGACCAGAGTTTATAACTGGTGATCCTTGGAGTTCCATACAAAGGGGAGAATTAAGACTTCCTGGAGAAAGTTATTTGCGGACACATCCAGATGTAAAGAGATCTATGCCTGCAAGATCATCTTTAATCGGAGGTAATATAGAACATATTGTTCAATATTTTACAGGTTTACTTCCACCATTACTCAAAGAAGAATATGACATCATGGAAACTGGAACAGAGTTTCATAGATCTATTCAGGATTCTCTTGCTGCTGAAGGACTATTGATACAAGCCGAATCATTGGTTCATGATGTTAAAAATGATATTACTGGTCACGTTGATGCTATTATACGTGATGGTACTGGTGGTGGTGGTCGAAGAGCACTTGAAATAAAGACAATAAGTAATGAAGGTTTTGAAAAATTAAATGCTCCAAAAGGATCCCATCTAACTCAATTAAATTTTTACTTACGTCAACTTAAGATGAGAAAAGGAACATTGTTATATGTTAATAGAGATAATCCATCACAAGTTCGAACATTTGAAATAAATTATAGTCAGAGTAGATGGGAAAAGGATCTTGCTAAATTAAAAAAAGCAAGAAGTGTTGCTGCTACAATGATGCAAGAAGGAGTTGGTGACGATTTTGGATATAGTTATTCGTGGCTTGATAGATTAAATATTTTATCAGATGTCAGTCCAATGAGTCCTGAATACAAAGAAGCTAAAATGATCGTAGACAGTCAGATCAAATTTGGAATGCTGAATGATAAGGAGCTATTAAAATATAAAAACTCTATTAAAATGAGACAAGCTAGGATACGTAAATACGAGTTATACGAAAAGCGATTTGCTGGAAAATTATTTAATCCTGATACAGAACTTAATATACAATCTATTAATGATGATATAAAAGCAGGAGCAAATTATAGTTTACCTGAACGAAGTTTAGGATGGTTATACGAGCAATTTACAAATACTAATACTTTCTTAGTTAATAAATTTTGGGCAGTTAAAGATCCATTAGAACATTATAAGATGTCTAGGATATATGGAAAAGAATATAAACCTTGGGATGAACCAATACGTAGTTGGGCTAAACCAATGTTAAATTCATTGTTAGAAAAAACAAATCCAGTTGAAGGAACTATATCAGCAGGTAGTCTAGGATATTTATTTGGTGGAGGTCCTTTAGGAGGACTAATTGGTAGTGCGGTTGGTTTTGGATATGGAAGTATAAATGGTATTTATAGAACACTTACTAATTCAGCTTTTATTCCTGAAGATGTTAAAACTAGACGAGAAATAAATTCTTATTTTGATGCAGCTAAGTATGAACGAAATAATATGATGGCTAGTTTATCATCTGGACTTACTCAACAGGAATATTTAAAAGAACAGAATGCTACACTTACTGCTTTTAATAATAACAAAGGAAGTGTTGTTGCTAATCTTTTCAGAGGTGCTTCTGTTTTTGAAAAACCATATATAGAATCATTTTTAAATACTAAAGATAAAAAAGAAAGAGAGAATATACTTAAATATATTCCAGAAGATCTTGCTATGGCTTTAAAGAAACAATGGAGTCAAAATGATAGTAAAGAAGCAACTGGAGAATATGTTAAATTAAGTAGTGCTGAACTTACAAAAGGTGCTCCTAAATATAAGTTTAGTAAGCAAATAATGGATCCAGCAGTTAATCTAGAAGATATTGAATTGAAAACTATTAATCAAGAAGGACTTGATAAGTTTGAATTTGGTCTTGGATGGAATGAACAGATGCTTAGAATTCAACAGTCTAATCGATCTATTCAGGCCGAAACTATAAGTAGATTAAATCCAGAGACACAATCATTAGGACCAAATATAAGTTCAGCAAATATACGTGGACTTATAAATAACTATTTTAGTAGTAATAATATAAAATCTTCTACTAATGTATATATAGATAATACTCAAGAAGAATATAATCAACTTGAAGTTGTTATACGACGAGATAGATCTAGAACAGTTATTAATGCTTTAAATAATCGTAAAAAATATGGATTAAGTAATGAATAAATTTGATGAACGTAATGAAAATATAAAAGATCAAAATTGGTTTATAAGAACAACTTTTAAAATTGGTGTTTTATCTGCTGCAACTTTTGGTATTTATAAAATGCGTGGTCCAGCAAAAAGTCTTGCTGATAAATATTTAAATCAATATAAAGATAAAATTATAGAACGAGAATCATGGAAAAAACTTGATTCAAAAACTAGAATGCTTGGAAGTACTGCAAGTATTAATCAACCTAATTTTGGATTAGATCTAGATGATCAAGAATTTGATAGAATGTTTCAAAAGAAAGACGATTTTGTTTTTACATTAGAAACTGATCCTCTTAAAGTTTTAGATTTAGAAACTCAAGAAAATTCTCTTATAAAAACTATTGAACTTGATATTGGTAATGATGCAGTTATAGATAAACATGATGTTTTATTTAAACTAAGAAAAGATGCACTTTATGAACGTATAAATACTTCATCTCTTTTAAGAATGGAAGATAGAGCAGCTTTAGAAAGTATTAATAATATTAAAGATTCTGATAAACTTGAAGCACTTCATAATTTCTATATGTCTAATGATCTTAATTATTATAGAAAATATAAGCAAAAATTAACTGCAGTTACTCATGATTATAGAACTTCAATGAATAAAATGTATGTTAAATTTGGACATAATCCAAAGATAACTTCTGACATTGCAAAAGATTTTATTTATGGAACTGCTAAATTTGATGCAAGTCCTGAAACTGCTGTAAAATTAAGATATCAAGCTAAAGAACTTAAAAAGGATATGTATCAACCTATTAATGTTTTTGAATTACTTAAACAAAAGAAACCTATTACGTCTGGATCATTTGTTAAAAAAGATTTAACAGATCAATTTGAAAAAGATATAGCTAGTTTTGATTATAGTAATTTACTTAAAGATCTTGGTGAAAAAATCGAAGAATTACAAGATAAAGAACTTAGACCAAAATCTTATGTTAAAAATGTGTCATATACAATAGCAAGAGAAAATTCTTTTGGATCTGAAGAACGTTGGTTTTTAAATATAGCATTACAGCATGAAACTAGAGGAACTGCTGAAATTAGAGTTCCAGTATCTCAACATGGTCTTATTCCTGGATCTAAAATGAGTGTAACTGAACAACTTGATGGTTTTTATTTAAAACCAGAAAAACATTTTGTTCCTAATTTATTACATACAAATCTTTCAACTGATTATCAAAATAAAACTCAAATGATTCTTAAGAAAGTTTTTAATATTCTAGATGGTAGTCAAATGGAACGAGATTTTGCAGATAATCCACAATCATTTGCAAGAAGTGTTCAAAATATTATAACTAATTTACTTGATGATCCAATTGCTGGACGATCTGGTAGAGATTTTATAAAAATGAATAGATTAGTTTTTCCTAATCCATCTCCAAAAATAAGTAAATATTATCGAGAAAGATTAGGTGATATAGTTGCAACTGGACGATCTATGAAATCGTTTTCTCAAAATTTAAAAAATAAATCAAATATGATGATCATTGATCTTGACTTTGAAACGATATCTAGAGATACTCCTGGTCTTAATTGGATGGCAAAAGATGATTTTACTGAAATTACCGAAGTCGGTTTTGTTGTACAAGATTATGAAAATGGTAAACTTATTAAAACTGATATGGATAAAATACATAGTAATCATGCAGTACATGCTATTGATGGATGGAGAGAAAAAAAGAATGCTATTAATTGGATACGAAGTCAAACTCATAACTCTGAAAAAATGACCGATGTAGAACTTATAGACTCTTGGAAATCTCAAGTTAATAATGATGCTGAATGGTCAAGACTTAGACATGGTAAAACTTTTCATAGTAATCATGATATAGCACAACATGCTGCAAATAAATTATTAATTTCTATTAAAAAAGCTGTAAGTGAAAGAAAGAAAGTTTTTATAAATACTAAAAACTCTAGATTTGACTTAGAATTTCTTAAAGCATACGCTGGACATGAATGGAGTTATTTAAAAAAATATGTTCAGTTTATTGATTCTCAAAGTATTGCTCATCTTTATAACATAAAAGGTCAACAAGGATCCATGAGTCTTAGTAACATTATGATAAGAATGATGAAAGGATATGGTGCTACAAGAGATGATATACTTCCAGTAGCTAAAGGTAGTCTAACTCATGCTATTCGATGGTTAAAAAGTAAAGATAGAAAATTATGTAGTATCGATGATGCTATTATAGATGAAATGGAAAAAAGTAAAGTTCTTGGTCTTGCACATAGTTCTACTGTTGATGCCCTAGCTTCTAACTTTATACTTTTTAAATCTCATGAAGACTTATTTGGTCATCCAGAAATATATAAAGAATTTTCTGAGATAGAAAAGTTTTTAGCAAGATGTAAAAATTCTTCATCATTAAGCGAATCTATGGAAGAAGCTAAATTAAGAGAAGTATATTCTACTGTTAATGGAATGACTATAAGCAGTCATATGTTAGCTCAAGGACAAGCGGCTAAAAGAATGATGTCTAGAATAAGTAATCATCATATAAGTTCGTATACTGATAGTCCATTATCTAAACAATGGGATCAATTTCATGCTGGTGTTAGAGTATCACCATCAGATCGTTTTTTAAAGGAAATGAATAATAGCAAAGATAAACAATTATATAACAAATATTTTAAAAGTGTATTTCTATCTCGTGGAGAGATAGGAATGTATAAAGGTATTTCTGCAGATGCGATGACTAATAATTTTCAACATCATGTCATTCTTGATACAATACATGTATTTAATCCTTATATGGGTGAAGGTGGATATAATGCTGTAAGTACTGAAGCCTTTAAAAATTATAAAATACATTTTACTGAACGAGTTGATTTATCTCAAGTTCAATCTGGAGGAGAAGATCCAATACTTAATAAACGTCTTATAGATATGCAAAATAAAATATATAAAGAGGCACGAGCACTTGCAAACGGAGATCATGGTAAAATAAATAAACATCATCTAGAAATGGCTGCAAGAAAAGTAGTTGAAACTATGGATAGTCTAGGTGAAACAATAATTAATCCAGTTGATAGATCAAATACTTTAAGTCATGGTGATGCTAATATTAAAACGTCTAAAAAAGAATTTGGTGGTAAAATACTTAATGTGGTTACTAATCTAGAAGCTGGTAAAATCAGTATGCACGCTGATATTGAATATTTAGCTAATGGAGAATCTTTTGAAGATATGCCATTTAGATTAAGAAATGAAAGTACTAAATCTATGGGTGTTGTAGATAATTATAATTCATTACTTATTGCTAATGGTGCTAATCATTTATCAGATGCTGGATTTTTAACAAAAGGTTATGTTCATGCTCAAAAATCTATGCTTACTTTTAAAATTATGAGTAATTTATTTGATACTTATAATGATCCAAATGCTTCTGAAGTTGAAAAACGATATGCTGAAAAAACATTACAAAGATTAGCTAAAGATGTAAAAGGTCAACCATTTGATATTAATAATCGTCAGATAGTACATGATCCTGATGCTAATCCTGAATTTAGTAATATTCTTGATCCAATGGAAATAGAACAAAGTAAAAAATATTATGGTAATGTTGATATGAGTTTTTCTAAACTTGATCAATATATGGTTGATGCTAGAATTGTATGGACTGAAGAAAAGTTTAATCAATGGCTTGGTTTATGGGGTGGAGAAAAGAATCTTAGAAAGTTTATTAATCAATCAATATCCAGTCATACTCATTATATAGAAAAACAACTTAAATCTACTGGTAAAACTTTAGGACATCTAGAACAATCAGCTATACAGGATTATTCAACTTATTTAAATGAATGGTTTTTACCATCTATGGAAAAAGTTAAATCAGGTAAAGCTGCTATGTATTGGGAACCATTTAAAAAATATAAAGATGGTTCTACTATGACATTTGGATATAGAGGACCTTCTAGATATTCTCTTTATGGAATTGCTTCTGGAAATAAACCAGTTGCTAAAGAAATTAAAATGAGATCTAGTATATTACATTTTATAACTCAACCATTTAGTCATGTTACTCCTTCTACTGTTAAAAGTATTAAAGCAAGTAAAAGAGCTTATGGTGGAAATAAATTTTCATCAGCTTATGCAACACTACGAAGATACAAAGATACTATTTGTTCAAATGCTATGGCTAAAGGACACGATTTAAATCTTGATGATATTAATAGATTACTTGATAATAAAGGCGACATTGATGTTAAAAAATTAGCAAGATGGTCCTTTAGTGATGAAGAAAAATCTAAAATAATAAGTAATGTTATAGACGATCTTCAAGAAGCTACAAAAGATGGTAGTAAACTTCAAGGAGCTATTGAAACTATTCTTAATGAAATGCAACAAGATAAATTTGAAAAAGCTTTTGAAAAAGGAAGTAATTTAATTACAACTGTTGCTGCTGAAAAGAATTGGGAAAATTTAGCTAAAGAAAAAGGTGGAGTTTTTACATATTCAAAACGTCCTGAACTTGGTGGAGGTTTTACTTTTCATATAAATGAACTTCTAGATAGAACTCCTGGTTTCACTGATGATGAAGTAACTAAAGCAAAAAATCTTAGTTTAGATTTCTTTGAACATATATATAAAAATTCTCCTGATGGATTTGTAAAAGATTTTGATAGAGAAAAAGGACAAGTTACTTTAAAATATCTTGCAATACATGCTGATACTTCTAAAGCTAATGTAATGAATTATATAAATAAGAGTGCTCAAGAAAAAGGATATGGATATCTATCTACTCCTGCTAAATATCAAAGACATTTGTTTAATGCAATGAAAGAATATGAACTTGAAGTAAAAAAGTTATCATCTGGAAGTAATCAAATAAAAGTTCAAGAAGAATTTCTTAAAAAACAATATCTTTTATATACATTAAAAGGATTTTTAATGGATTCATCTTCAATCTATGCCCGTTCTGCTCAAGAATATGTACCAGTAGGACTTCAATCTCATATTATTGGAACATCAGCTGTAATTGAAAAAGCTAGAGAGATTATGTATCAAGGTGGAATAGAAAAAGCTTATGGAGTTAAAGGAAGTTCTAAACATGATCAATTAATTAAACGATTAGCTGAAGAAAGTGATTTTACTGATGTTATTGTTTCAGAAGATGTATTTAAAAAAATGCAATATCCTGATGGAACTAATATATATGAAAAATTAAAAAAGACAAAAACAAAAGAAGAAGTTAAAAGGGTGATGTCTGGATTAGAATCACATTTTATGTATTCTAATAGTAATCCAAATATACAAGCTGCATCAGATGCAATACAATCACATAGATTAACAATAGTTCCTAAAGATGTAAGAAAATATTTAGCAGTTAGTAATAGTTTAATTCATGCTAACTCTATGCAAGTTAAATTAGCTGGTCGTGATAATGATGGAGATAGAATGGGTTTTGTTGTACATGCTTATGAAACTGCAGATGATTTAGTTAATCTACAAAAAGAACATTCTGAATATAAACGTAAAGTACTTGAATCTTATATTGGACGGCCACGAACTGCTGAAGAAGTAAAAGCTGGAGATGCGAGTAAAATTATTACATTTGGAGAATATGGTATAAAAGGTTGGGTTAGAGATTTTTCTAATGGAAATGTAAATTATACCTATTATGATGATGCTGGTAGAGAAGTTCATACTTCTGTTCCTATAAATAGTTCTAAAGCTGAAGAACTTTTAGGAGATCCATTCTTTTCAAATTATGCTAAAAATGCTTATACGTTAGAAATGAATACTCCAGCAAGGGCTACTACTCAAGAAGCATATAAACAGTTAGATCGAGTATGTGCAACTGTTGTATCAAAAAATAATATAGGTTTAGCAACTAATATAGCTTATAAAATGACTCGACATCTTATGCAAGTTGGACTTACTGGTAAAAATCCTGATGCTGCAAAATTACTTTATGGTAACTTATCTACTGGAGATGCTGGAATTGCTCAATTATTTATTAGTTTAGCTAAACATGAAACAGATATAAAGGGGTTAGAACAAGTATCTAAAGTTTATGCTAATCCTTTAACCAGAGATGCTGAGACTCATAATGGAGCTAAACAGTTCTTTGAAAGACTTATGCCTAAAGGAATGGAAGGTCGTGGAGAAGAAATTTATAGAATATTTACTGATTCTATGAAAGCGTATAATGAATATACTCCAAGAGATTCTATTAGTTCTGAGATTATAAAATCAATTGATGACATTGATGGTCTTAAAGATGGAACTAATATTATGAACGCAATAATGTCTACTGCTCATGTTGATTTTTTAAATGATTATGGTGATCAAATAAGAGAACAATATAGATCTCCTACTCAAGAAATGTTTGATGTTCTTGGTAAGAAATTTAAATTTGATCCTAGTAAGATTAATTTTAAAAAAGGTGGTAAAATAGGAGCAGTTGGAGCAGCAGTTTATTTAGCATCTAATTTCTTTAGACCTCATCAATTAAGTAATTCATTAAATCCATTTGATGCTTTTACAGATCTAGGATCAGATATTGATAGTTCTCAAAATAGAAAACTATTTACGGATTTAGAACTTGAAAGATCAATACCATTGGATATGGTAAATGCTTCCTTTTCTAAAAAAGCATATATTAAACTTAATAAAAGAAATAATAATCAGGATAAGTCTATGATTATTAATGACATGCTAAAACAAGGTTATAGTAGTACTAATCCTTTATTGCATGAATGGAGAACTTCACCAAGCTATGACTATGCAGACTATACTACCAACGTAGGCTCCTTTGGAACAACTTCATTAGATAGAAAATCTAGATATTAATGGGTATCAAGACAAAATTAGTTATTGATCTTCCAGATGATGTTGATTATACTCAACACGTTAATAATATTAAAAATCAAATATCTAGAATTAATGGATTAGAAACTATTGTAAGTTTACAGACGATAGATGATCCAATCAGCCTTAGTCCAACCAATATAAGAAAAGTAAGTGAAGCTAATGACTAATATTGATCCAAATACAATTGGAAATGCTTTATATTTTATTCTTACTAAAAAAGAACCTTATAGTAAATATATATCTATTTATTCTTCAGATCAATCTCTTGGTAAATCTACTGTTCCTAATTTAATTATAGAAGTTTATAATAAATATTTTAAGCTTCAAGTTAATCTTAATACTCAATCTAAAAGTAATATATTTATTTTACAAGGTGGAGATGTTATTAAAACTGGTAGTGGTAATACTTATTTAATAACTCATTCTGAAGGAACAGTTGGAACTTGGCCAAAATTAACAGATATAGATAATCTAGAAATTAATTCTACTATTAAACAGTATGAAGTTATAAGACCTAATTTTGATAATATTAAAGAAACATTACTTGAAGATCTTCAAAATATTGGAAAAGAAATATTATCCACCGATAGTGAAACTAACCGATTACTTGAGCAAATTCCTGAAACATTAAATAATTCCAAAGATATTAAAAGTGCAGATGGTGTAGACTTTTATTCATTAGGTGAAGGTGCTTTACAAATTGGTGATTTAATTTTTGTTGTTGATCCTACACAACTTGCTTTTAATTCTCAAAACGGATATCAATATTTTCCTACTTTAAGAACTCAAGGTAATCCAAAAATACCAACTACTCAACAAGTTAAAAATTTATCTATTAATTTGATATTTCCAAATGAAGATAGTATAAATTATCAACTTTTAAATTTATATGCAATGTTTAAAAGAACTCCATTTGTTAATATAAGAAATAAAGATATTTGTGAATTTTTTAAAGATATTTGTTTTATGGAAGAATGGCTTCCAGTTGCTCTAGAAAGTATTCAAATACAATCAGTTCCTGGTTTTCCAAATACATTACAAGCATCAATAACAATACTTCCTTTTGATTATAGAATGATGAGTGATGGATTTCAAGCACTTCTTTCAATGGAAGATGTAGAACGTCAACAAACTATTTTATATCGAAATGAAGAATATGATAGATTAATTAGAAAAGCAGAGTCTAAACTTGATGAACAATCTGTATCAGAAGAACGATTTCTAGATGTACTTATTCATGATATAGATAAATCTCCTGATTTTAGAAACAGTTTGCCATTTAGAGCATTTTATCAATCTTTGATAGCTGATCGTAAATTTATAATGAATAGTTCTGGTAAAATAGTTTCTACCTCTAAAAAAGGTAGTTATGATATTGCTTGGTTTAGACCAACTAAGACTGAAAATTTACTTAATGAATATAAAGCTTCTTCTAATAATAAATCAATTACATTATCCTATAATTATATTTCTAAAGATTTTCAAACATTTTCTAAAATAGTTTCTAATGAACGCACTGATAAACAAGTACGACTACTTAAACAACTTACAGATTTTTATACTTCTATTAGAACTAAAGATGATCTTATAAAAGAAATGGTTACTTTTTTTACAAGAAAAGAAGATTTTTATAATATAACTGAAGGAAAATTTCAAGAACTTTCTAATAATATAATTCCTAATTTAGTTACTCGATTTGGTATTACAATGGAAGGTCAAAGTGAAGTAATTATTAAAAATTGGTTTGATCTTCTTACCAAAGGTTTTGCTATAAAACAAGGTTGGGTACAAACATTTGAATCAATACAAAGTATAAATAATTTCTTTGGTGGTAATTTTTCTGTTGATAATACTGATGTTTTAGGATTTTTAAATGGTGTTACTTATACTGATAAAGATACCTTTGGAGTTGGAACATTTCAATGGGGTATTAAGAAAATATGGGATTGGATTGATACTGGAACTGATAAACAAAAAGAATTGAAAAAGAAAAACTTTTCAGCATTTCTAGGAGAATTAAGAGTTGCTATTACTAAAGAAATTACTTCTGAAACTCTTGTTGTAAATCCTACTGCTGATGGTGAAATGTTTAGTATTGCTAGAATACCAATTGTATCAGAAGATATTGTTATAGATAATGTTAGTGATATAATTGTTGGTTGGTCAATTGTGTTTTCTAATAAATTTATTCCAATGACATTACAAGCATATAAATATCCATATTATCAACATATTGGTTCTGAAGATCCAGTAATGTCTTTAAATATAACATCAATATATAATAAAAATAAAGATTTAAAATCACAACTTTCTATATTATCTGAACGTCTTCATGAATCAGCAAAAGTTGTTACTCTTAATGCTCCAGAGTTGATAACATATCTAGATCCTAGAATAACTATTAATGCTGAAGCAAATAATTTATTTAATTCTTTTGGAATTAAAAAAGTTGTATTTGATTCTTTTAATATTGTTAATATTGATGGGCAACCAAATAGTTGGAATATTGCAGTTAATTTTACTCAATCGAATTTTACAATATCTGATTATCATGGTGTATCTCATGTTCCTTCTAATGAAATTGCTATTCTTGAACTTGCTAAAATAGTTTCAAGTATAGAAAAAATTAATGATAATTATGTTGTAATGGATTATAAAACTAGAAGTGGTAATTTATTAAATCTCAATGATATTCTTAAAATAAGATTTCTAGCTTGGTCAGTAAGTAATATTGATCAAAAATATAATATCATTGAATATATTAAACAAGTTAAAAGTGGAAGACAAAGTAAAAATACTGGAACTATTGGAAATGAATTAGCTGATAAATATTTACAAGAATTTTATAAATCTATAGGTAGTCTAGAAAGTTTTTCATTATCACAACCAAATACTACAGAAAATTTTAATGTACGAGAAGTTAATATAACTAAAACTAAAATTTTACAAGATTTAATATCTAATACGCAATATAAAAATATTTTAGATTTTATAAATATTAAAACTGAAGAATTATTTAAATTAAAATCTGAACTTATACGATCTTTGATATTTAATGATAAATCTTGGTTTAGAAATTATTTAGATAGATATGATGCTAGGTATAGAGCTAATCCTATATTGTTACCTTATGTAATAGCTATATTTGATACAATTGAACTTGAACAAAAAAATAAAGTAACATCAAAATTATCACCAATATTTAATTCAATGGAAGAATCTTTTTCTTCAATGGTTTCTATAGATTTTGCAGATAAAATATTAAGAGATCCAGTTGTATATAAAAAAATAATTACTCCAGAAATAATTGGTGAAACTCAGTTTAATAATATAGAACGTTATAAAAAGTTATCTAGAGTTAATTGTTATAATGATTTTGATATTCCTAATTTTTCAGATACTGTTGTTTTAGGACCAGATTTTTATTTATATAATAATATAGTTGATATTTCTGAAAACAGATATTATATATCTGAATCTCTTAAACGATATGCGAAAATTGGTAAACTTGGAGCAATGATGTCTTTAGTTGAATCAACTGATGCTCTTATAAAGTATGACCAAATTATATCACAACTTGAATCTATTGAACCTGAAGTTAAAGAAGCGGTATCAGTATCTCTAGCTGATGATATTCCAGGATATACTTCTGATGGAAATATAAAAGAAATTATAGCTAAATTAAAAAATATACAGACTCAAATATCTTTATGTAATAATAGTATTGATGAAATAAATACAATTTCTGATGATAATCAACAATTATTAGATAAATTTAAAAATGATTTTGAAAATAATTTATATCCTGGAATGAAAAAAGAAGAATTTGATACCGCTTATAAAATAATGGAATCAAAAGTTAGTAAATTAAAATCTGGTATAACTGTTGAAAATATTGATTTTAAAAAGATAAATCTTATACATTCAGCTAGAACAATGACAATGTTAGAAATTTTTGAAATATATAGTGTTTTAAATAATTATATCATTGATGAAATTTCAAGTAAAAATAATATATTTCAAATGAAACCAACTAAACTTGATGATCAAGGTTTAACCAAAAGTTCTTCTGAAAAAGAAGTTGCACAAAAATTGTATAATTATGTTAGATTTGTCCTTATAAATAATAAAAATATAACTACATCTTCATTAGAATCTGGTGGAACTTTTTCAAGTGATAGTTCAACTGAAGATAATTTTAAAAAAGAACTTAAAAAACAATTTAGTGCTGGTGGTATTTCTGATTCATTTAATAAAACTTTATCATTACCCAATTTGCGTAATATACAAAACTATTTATTTAATAAAAT